AGATGCCATTGGATGTACGCTCTTGGACTTGCCCATCTTGCAAGACTCATCATGACCGCGACATAAACGCGGCAAGGAATATCCGGGACGAAGGTCTACGGATACTGGCGTCAGGGATTGGCGCTACAGCCGGTGGAGGCAACGTAAGACGGAAGTTGGGACGCAAGTCCTCAACCAACGCAGATGCCAACGAAACCGGAAGCCCCCGTCTTTAGACGTGGGGTAATTCACCTGGGATAGCTAAACATCAACTTGGTCAGGTTTGAGGAGGGATCATGGCAGGACTCGAAAGCGCAAGGATAGTAGCTCCACGGAATCAAGTGGGACAGCAAGAAGTTGAAGTGACGCATGCAAACTGGGCACTGAGTGATAGTGAGTGGCTTGAAGCTTGTGAAAGTTGTGGAAGCTGGACTCACTATGCGACGAGACTTGGAATCGACGCTGTACTCGCCAAGCGCCCCAAGGATGGGTTTACGCTGGAAGAGAGTAGTGGTCGTTCATGGGTGTCATCTGTAGCATCTTCTATCAGAATGTACCCGAATGGTGGCGGGGATATTCAGATCATGGAGGCGTTGGATGATCTACTAGTTAGTGAGCGAGCTAAAATTACACATGCGAAAGGGTTCACGCTGGAGCAGATAACCGATGTACTCGATAAAGTTCTCATGCGTGAGGTATTCTGGAACTCCTACGACGTTAGGGATAAGATATTGGCGGAATTTACTCTCAAATCAGATATGCCACTCCCCGCATCGTTCACGCGGGAGGAGGTGCGAGAGGCGATTCAGAAGGCAACGGCGCAGAAACCATTTTGGGGTGTCCCTCCTGTGGGGTTCTCAAAAGCTGTTTGCTCTATTCTCACCTCTAAACCAAAGACGCCGGAAGAACGGGTGACAATCGAAGACGTAGAAATCATGGACGGCCACTACGTCTCACGGCACGAAAAGCGATTGTATGTGGATGGGGTCGAAGTTAAACCTGACGACGTACTTTCCTATGCGCGCCTTGGAAAGATCGCGCAACTGAAGGAGGCACAGAATGGATGATTTACAGATACCAAATGATCTGGCGCTTGATTACGCCGTCGCCTGTAATCAGGTAACGCATTTAGAGGGTCTTTGGCTAACAAGTCCTGAGACACTCGAAGAGCGGTTGCGGTGGATGTCCGCCATGCGCGAGAAAGCTCGTGATGAGCGTATTGCAAGCCTGACAACCGAGCGCGAAACGCTCAATCACGAAATGCAGAATCTCTTGAACATTCGAGAGGAGAACGCCAAGCTCAAAGCACAGGTGGAGGCGCTGAGTGCGCCGATAAGCACAAGTGAAAGAATGGCCTGTGTGGCTTTGAATCCAGTTATCGATAGATACGTGCTTAACGTCTTCGACGGGATTCTTTTAACCCGCCGCGCAGCGGCGCAGAAAGCAGGTAAGTGATGGCACACGCTAAAATGTGGGAACTAAAAGAGGAGCGAGTTAGAATCGCCGAACTTGAGCGCCAGCTTGCCGATGAGAAAACTGCCGTCAATATCCTTCGAGAGCAGCTTTCCGATGCGCGGAACCTGCTACAGAGAGTTTCTGTTTCTACCGCCGCAAGTGATGTGAAGACATGGCGCGACACAATGGACGCTGTAACTGCGTACCTTTATCCGCCACCAGAGGAGCCGAGCAAATGAGACCCATCATCGCAGTCAACCAATCTTCACAAACCCGTACTTCCCGCTAGGGTTGTTGCCGGAATGACAATGGACTCTATGTGTGCATACTTGTGGAAAATCGCAAGTTGACATTTGCATATCTGGGAGTATGTCTGCTGTCTCGATTTCCTCTAATTTCTTACATATCAAATCTTTTATTTTCCTTTGCGCATCCTGAGTCGGAAGAGGAATATCTACCTTGAAAAGATGGTCCGGTAATACTGTATCTTCTAGCATTGAATTTAACCATGACTCGGTAGTAATTTCGTCGTGATCCTCTCGCCAAATAGGGAGCCATGAAGATTTGAACGGCTCGTTAGGATTATTCTTCTTTTTGAATTTCAATTTTCGATTTACGGGGTGCTGAATTCCTTTTGTAAACGGGCTGTGACGCTTCCCGCTTTTACTCTGACCTATGACAGCTATGACCAGTTGCATAGGAAGATTGTAAGCACAAATCTCTCCCATTGAAAAATATCCTCTGCATTCGGAAAAATGACGGTCATCTCCCCAATTACTCACAACCGCTATTCGCCTTAGATATGTTCCTGTTGGGTCCATATAGGCCGCGCTACGCCACGTAGTACCGTCTCCTATCCTTACATCCTCTGGAATTAACCAAGGCTTCTCTGAGGGTTTCCTAATCGCATAGGATAAAATATCAGAAAGCGAAGCTAAATGTACGCACTGATCGAACACGTTGTATTCTTTGGTTTCTAATCCAGGTTCCGCGCTCAGAGTCATTGTTTCTTCGCCTGACGCGACATTAAAATCAGGACGGTCAGAAAGTAATCCAGCGCGTATTGAACGCTGAATCATTTCTGTATCTTTGATTTTCCATTTCTTCCAGTCTCGTGACCATACTCCGGCGCGATTGCAGTGTTCGTATTCGGTTAGGAGTTGTGCGCTGTACATATTATTATTCTACATCTTCTGTGTCTAGTTCTTCCCCGCTATCCTCAAGAGCATCGTTTATCGCCTGAGAAACATCCTCTCCCGAATACGGAATAATATGACCGTCCAGCGCACTCTGACCTCTCGTCCATAGAACACACGATCCCTCATCTGCCGACTTAATCACCGCTACCGAAAATGGATCAATCCAGATTCCTTCTGCTAGCTCAATCAACTTGCTACCCCCGATTTTCTAAACTGCTCTTGCAACTCAGCCGCCCTTGCCAACACATCCTGTCGCGTCATGGGTTTCGTAGACGATTGCGGTCCTTGGACACTCGACTGTCCTCCCATTGTCTGTGGAGCCTCTGTAGACGATGGTGACGTACTAGGCTGTGGAAGCGTTACCTGCTTATCAGGATGTGCTTTGTTCCATTCGTCTACTAAATCATTTCTCTTCTTTTGTGAGGCTCCTGCCGCACTAGCGCCTGCAATTCTACCTTCTCCTATCGATCTTTCTTTATCCATCATCAACCACTGATCCAAATCTGGGGATACTTTTATACCTTTCTTCCTAGCCCCATCTGCAATTTTCCTCATATCCTCAGTAAATAGAGCTTTTTGCTCAGGCGGTAGTTTATTAAACTCTTCTATTTTTGCTGGAGTTACCTTAGACATCCATTTTACGAAATCTGGTCTATCTAGCAAATTTGCGATCCAGTCAGAACCCATAAGCACTGCGCCTGCTGCTCCTAATCCACCCAATGCCGAGTGCTCCATTCCGACGCCATTAAAAAACGTGGTAGCCGAAAAAGCAAGTCCGGTCAAACCAGCAAATAAAGCACGTCGGATTCCCATTTTCCTAAATTCATCCGCAGACTTTGCAATTTTACTAGCATCATCCTCAGAAATACTAACAGGTTTTATCCTGTCTTTTAATTTATCCTCCGCCCACACCGTCTTTCCAGATTCATCATGCTTTCTTTCTCCTGTTGGCTCATCTCTTTCCGTTGGCCTACCAGTAAACGGTTCTGGTTCTGGTTTTAGGCGATACGTTTCCTCTGGATGATCTAAACTCGGTGGAGGAATAGAACGCGGGAGCCGTGCGCGAAGTTGCTCTTCGTCCTTCGTCATCTTTAGACGTTTTTTTATTTTCTCAATGTTTTCAGCATGGTCAACAATCGAAGGATCGTTTCCTGCTTGTGCAATTTTCTTTAATCTTTCCGCTTGCGATTTTTCCTCAACGAACTTAGGAGTTGATTTACTCTGCGCTTTACTCGCAACTGTTGGAGGCTCATTCGGAGAATCGGAGAATGCTTCCATCTTCTCTGTGTTAAGTTTACGAGCATTATCCCATAAACTTGTTACGGATACTGTTTTATTAGGATCGTTAGGATCAGGAACATCACCGGAAGCATCGGTTATAGAGCGCATTGCATCACCGATAGCATCTCTTGTCATCTTTAGTGCGTTGTACGTTCCTGCCTCTAACCGTCCTCCGTTATATATCTTATCTCCAAGATACGTGTACCAGCGTTGAAGGCGATTAAAATCCGTCTCTCCTCCGACTAAAGGCGCTGGTTCTTTGTATTGCGCCTCGTAAGCGTCTGCGAAATTAGGGTCATCAAATAGAACCTGTTTTCCTCCCGAAAACACTGGACGGTAAATTCCATTAACAACTAGGACTCCATCTTTACTGCTAACTTCATCTCCTTCATTTATAATGCTTTTGAAAATAGGAGACGATACTGGGTCTGCTTGACCTTTGGCTACTTCTACAACCGCTTTTACAGGAGCTAAAGGTGTCTTTCTACCACCAGTAGCGTTACGCACTCCATCAAATGCTTTATTTACACGAGCAGTTGCAGTTTTCTTAGCCCCCTCTATTTTCTGGTCAAGAACTTCTGAGGATTTGTGTAAATTCAACTCTTCCGAACGACGAAGGTCTAATTCATGTTCGGCTGCTTCTCTTTCTCTCTCTATCTTTTCAGATGTAATCTTATGTTTTTCAGCCACACGCGCATTATGTTCCTTAACAGCCTTAACCTCAGCATCGTGAGTATCTGATCTCTTACCCAACTCTTCTGCTGTTGCATTCTTATGCTCTAATGCGTCACTCCATGCTTTTTTTCCTAAATCCTTTACGTTCCTTGGTTGTGTGTTTGTAACTATCTCGGCTGTTTTACGTACAAGATTTCCCGGTACGTCTTTTATATTCGCCGCTTTTGTTTTTACGTTGTTCAATGCCTCAGCAGGATGAGATGCAGTTTCCTTAACCTTTTCTCCTAGCTTCCCTCCAGCCTTTCCTCCCACATAAAGAGCCGTCATATTTCCAGTCAGGTTTGACAATGCTTGCGTAGGTCCAACAGTATTTGCGTCGTTTTTATACTGATCTAACATATTGTACGCAATTCTTGGAGGATAGAATTCTGCAAGATCGTTAAACGCAGAAGGATCGCCATTACGGACTTTTTCTATAATATCCTTGGATTGAGGGAGAATAGAAAACAGTCCTACCACTCCTCTTACTGCGGCGCGTGCCGTGTTTGGAACCATTAACCCTACGTTTGCACTCGCATCTCCTAGTCTACCCAACGTAGACGTTATCGGATGCTTAGGATCAATAGGTCTCTGTTCGTAATCGGGAATAGGAGTGGTTTGCTCATCGTAAAACTTCTTAGTTTTCTCCCACAAAGACGGTCCTTGTCCTTCATGGGTTGAGTCATCTTTGAAACGCTTCTCTTCGTCAGGATGCAAACGTAATCCAGACTTTAGAGCATCGTTCACCTTATCGTATGAAACTTGGATTTCTTTTGACCCGTCCGTATAACCCTGTTGAGAAGAGGGGAGCATACGATATGTTCCCATACCGGGAGTTGGAGTGAAATCCATAGCTGGCTTTTGATACGCAGAGAATGGATCATTCCCGCTAGATTTAAGAGGCTTCTGATATGCGGCAAATGGGTCTTTTTTATCGGCCACCTGTTACCTCCACCGCTCCGGGATTATCCGCTATAAATTTGGATTTTTGAGATTTGTGAATCGGTCCCGTTCTACCGTCTGCTAATTTCATGGTAATCATATCGCCTCCGCTTTGAGGAGTTGTGTTACCACTAGGAGAAACAGGTGTAAGAGCAGCCTTTAATGATTCTTGCGCTGCTATTAAATTCTCGTGTGCTCCATCTATCAACTGTCGCACTAGTTGAGGGGATAAGGCTCCAGTGGTAGGTTTGCTAGCCCACTCCTGTAAAGTGGCTCCCCATCCCATTTTTTTTACATAATCAAGAGCTTGAACCGTAAATCTACCTGCGCTTGCCCTTTCAAGTTGAACAGCAAGTCTTTTTTGATTAAAAGCATCGTTTGGTTTTGCCTCTACCTGCTTTGCAATAGAGTACACTTTCGTTGCATCCACAATATCGTTTTGAGCCTTTGCTATTGCGGGTGTCTTCATCTGAAAAGGAAGAGGTGCCCCAACTTTGACATTTCCGCTTCCCGATGGAGGTAGCGTTGCTGTCTTACTATTTCCCTTGTTGCTCCCATGAACCACAGGATTCGATGGAGTAGATGGCTGACTAGAACCTACTTCGGGTTGTTCGCTTACTTTCTTAACAGGCATAGGATCAATGAGTTGTACGTTTCCTCCTGGCGTAGTGTAATTAGTGATAGTTACAGTTTGTGGTACTCCATTTGCGTCAGGCATAATCCTAGTCGAAGTTATAGACTTAGGAATTGCATGATCTAACGCCTCTTTCCTAATCTCATAGTCGTTTACCTCCTCACGATACTCATCTGGAATATCATTAAATGAAGGGTATCCGTGAGACTTTGCGTATGAATCCAAACCTATCATCTTCGCGGTGTTGTTTGGCTTTACTTTAGGAGCAGATGGAGTATAACCTTCCGGCTCATCCTTCCAATGCCTTTCTCCTTTTTTGTTCGTCTGCTCTATCCTGTACTTTCCTGATCCTTTTGGATATTCTTGTGAAACTGCTCCTTTTACGTCGGTCCAATACTCGTCAGATTCTTTCGGCTGTACGGGCTTAATCCCCTGACCGTAATATTGCACCCTCTCATTCCTGTAGTCCTCTACCATCTGCTTCTCTTCTGGTGTCGCGTCAGGACCATAAGCGTGAGGATTCATCGTCTTATGGTTTTCCAAGTCTGCGTTAAACTTTGCAAGCGTTCCTCTTGCATCTACTCCTGCTTGCTGCTCTGGAGACAGTGGTCCTGCCGCTATGTCCTCTTGTACCTCACCCGATGCTCTTCTTAATTTCTCTGCCTCTTGTTTCATCTGGCTAGGATAAAGTTTCTTTTTTGTGTCTAATCCTAAATCACTAGCCGCACCCGCAGTCGCAGAGGAAAAAGGTGATTGTGCTCCCGGTCCTAGTCGTACTAAATGTTTTACCCTCTCAAACACTCCAGGGTTCTTTGTAGGATCAATAAAGTCTTGATATTCCTTGTGCGCTTTAAAAAGGTCAGTATTTATCTTTTGGTAATCTTCTGGATTCGTTTTCGGATCAACAGACGCAAGTTTAGTTCCTATATTGGTTATCCTGTTGCGCAGGTCATTATGACGATCCTCGTACTCTTGCTGTTTACGTTGCAGTATCGCATCGTATTGCTGAGGAGTCTGCCACGGCTCTTTACTTGGTATGCTGTTTTGTCCCATGAGAACAATTACCCTCAATCTTCTACTTGGAAACCATCTTTTTTGTCCTAGCCGACTTCTTATTTCCAGACTTACGGAACCTAGACTTCGTTTTGGCTCCAGCAACTTTTTGTACCTTGTGGTATTCTTTGGCTTGTTTGGCAGTGAGAACTTCCTCACCTTTCAACACGTTAGCATTCCCACTCTTCCTCACCTTTCCGCCTTTATGGTAGGAAGAAGGTTTTGCTGTCTGCCCTCCAGATGGTTGAAAACTAGGAACAGGTTCCCTCGCTTTCAACGTAGGAGAATGGTATTCTTTTTTCTCACCTTTTGGTTGGAAGTCTTGGACCGGAGGACGCTTCTTGTTTTTCTTTTCTTTTCCGCCTCCACCCATTCCGCCCATACCACTGCCACCACTCATTCCGCTCGGACCCATATTTACTCCTTTCGATGAGTTTTAATTTACTTCAGAACACCACCGATGTTTATCCAGGTCCGCTGCTGTAATCACTAGACGCCTGAGTAGATTGTCCACCAGTAGCCTTCATTTCACCCATTTCTTCAGCCGTCTGTACACCAGAAATCATTCCATGTCCAAGTATACTCTGAGACCAGTTTCTCATGCGTTCCTGTGACATTTGTGTTTGCATTCCATACGCTTGCAAACCTGTACCCATTAGATTTGTCCCTGCGCTTGTAAGATTGCTCGCCGCATCTCCTGTCAACTTTCCTAAAAGATTGGTTATATCACCGTGGACTTTATCACTCCTAGAAGCATTACCAGCCGCCGTTCCGCCGCTCCTGCTTCCAAATAATGTACTTGTTTTGTTATCGTTAGATACTGCTGTTTTCTCTGCGCTAATCTCAGGGGATAATACAGACATTTGTTTGCTCGAATCACCACTGAGCAAAGACTTCCAAAAGTCTGTACCTTTTGTAATATCACCTTCTCCACCCTGAGTGGCCCAGTCGCCAATCTGACCAGTTTTGGCGATATTGGCGTTCAAAGTATCATTTTTCCCGCCCCAAATACTGCTGAAAAATCCCACGTTAAAACCTCCGTCATCAACGGTTTACCCGTCGCAACAAAGGCAGACGCCGCTCTCCCTACAGCATTGCCTAAGACATTATACCGCAAACCGCCAAAAACGCAACTGTTTTCTTTTTGACACACGAATCATTGTTTTGGTATAATGAAGCTGTCGGACGCTCTAACGTCCGGTTCTAACCCTATCGTCTAGGAGGACGACATGACAGCTTCACAATCTGAATTATACATTGGAAAACCGTCAAGAGTTATTGTTTACTCTCTAAACAGAATAATATGGAATCTTCACGGTCGTTCCATTAACGCTCGACTCTAGGTATCCTAGAGGCGTTAAGGGAAGGACAGAAGCTGCTCCTGCTGTCGCGCTGGTAGATGTCGTAGCCGTCGTCAACACAGAAGGAGTGGGTTGTGTTACTGTTCCAGTGAATGTTGGTGAAGCAATAGGGGCCAATAATGAAAGGGATGCGCTCAAACCTGTCACATCCTCTATCGCAGGCTCAGATTGTCCAAATACTCCAGTCGTAGAATTATAAGAATTTAACCATTGATGCGCTACTAGAGGAGTATTCTGCGGAGAAACCGGGAATAATAAAGCAAAGAAATTTGAACCATCATAAAATATAACTGCTCCGAAAAATTGAGGGATAGTCATAGCTGATGCACCAATGCTTCCCGGAAATGAGATCGTACCTGACATTGGAGTAGCCGTAACTATACCAGTATTTTCGTTATAAATCCAAAAATAGTACGGCAACTGAATTGACGGACCTGTATTCAGCGTGAGCGCGACAGGAGAAGCATCATTAAAAACTAGGAACGAACTATTATCAGAAGGCAATATCGAATAGGACGTGACTCCTGTTTGTTTATTCACAGATCCACTTGTAGAAGAAGTTGATGATGAAGTTGTTACGTTCTCTGTTGATATATTATTATTCACAGTTTTGCTCACTGTGGAAATAGTGCTTTTATTATCGTTTATCTGAGACTTTAGTATAGGAACCGATTCTTGTACGTCAGATATTGCGTTCCACAAATTTTTAATGACATACTGATGTTGAGGAGCCATATCAGAGATATGGCTTTCAAACGGAAAACGAGAGTTTGTTGAAGTTGCCATCTACTTATTCTCCTGTTTGGCTTGCCATTTATCGCATGACGTACATAATCCATTCGGATGAGGATTATGTGCTATCGTCCCGCATCGGGTGCATCGTCTTGGTGTGACTGGGTTCTTCATTATCCCTCTCCTCCTGCATCACCAAATATAGGTGTTGGCTGATAGACTCCAGATGAACCCCAGACTCTAAGATAGAAAATCGCCCCCTGAAGGTTCAAAACAAAATTGACACTCGACGAGAACTGTGCAACCAACAACTTCCACTTAGCCGCGCTAGGACGGAAGAAATACTTTGTCAAAACTCCACCTGTACTCGGTAACGTAATTGTCTGAGGAGCATAGGAATTATTTCCTTCGTCCGCTACATAGAAACTAAGAGTTACCGTAGATGTTGAAGAGTATTCAACTACAGCTTGACCGACGTGCATATATCCTTTGCCACCGAATGCCGGTGTTGCAATTGTCCCAGTAATGGTTTCCGTTCCCACACTGGTTAATTGACGGACACTTCCATCTGAGCATCCTACCAATATTCCTTGTTTGCTCTGTCCTTCATTAGATGCGTGTATCGTCGCAGCAGGGTTGTATAGATCATAAATCCATCCCTCCGCTTTTTCATCAAATACTAGCGTGTGGGGGTATCCATCCGTTCCTTGGTAGTCCCAGTACATATAACCGGAATTATAAGAAAACCGTTGCAGATTAGGAAGTGAATCATCTGGAGGATAGATAGTGATTCCGTTCCTAGTTATTGGTTGTGGTTGAGTACCAGTGTTATCTGAGTTCTCGTGAGAAAATAAAGGATACAAATTTTGGTCTGTGATAGACTGGCTCGCTGATCCGTAAGGCGATACGTGAATACCGTCATCTACACGAAAGAATATGTTACCTCCCCCAGAAACACAGACGCATCGAGGAATATATAATCCTCTCGGAATAGATGATTCCTGCAATGTCCAAGTAGAACCCGTAGTTCCTTCGGCCGTAGCCTTAGCACTACTGAAGTTAGGCATAATCAACCATCCACGCTTGATTGAGAATAGAACACCTAAACCACCAGCAATTGCTCCGTTGACTAGCGGTTCTCCTGGGTCACATACTTCCTGCTGATTGGTGTCAGGAGACGAGTCTAAGTTTGATCCTTTGCACCAATACAGCGTTCCTGGTCTTAGCGGGTCTCCTACACCAAAGCAGTAATTCACATTGTCCGTTGGCCCCCACAAATACGGCAACGGCTGTGCTGCAAGAATAGGCTCTGGTATTTGGTAAGCTACACTCGATCCGTCTGGAACTCCAGAAATCTCAATCTCAGTAACATACCCCGTAGGAATATAAATTCCTTTGTCTGTAAAAGTTACTCCTCCGCTGACTGTGGTACCACCCGCATCGTTAAATGTTGGATCAACGACCCCGGATGTTCCTGATACAGTCACTAACTGGTAGTGATTGGAAGGATCAAGAATCATGAAGTTCAATGGATACAGGTAATTAGTTTGAAATGAAGATGCTATAGGACGAGAAATAAACGTGTATGCCAAAGACGTAGGAGAACCAATCAATATCTCCGTTCCCGATAACCATCTAGGACTAAATCCTAAACCTGATCCTCCTATCGCTCCACCAGAAACCCAAGTAATCACACCGCCTATTACATTGCATACTCCCTTTTGAGGCAAATCTATAGAGGGGAAAGGCTCGTAATTGTCGTAATCAAGTGTCTTAGTCCCTAATTCTGTGTCGGTTAATGAATCGGAGATTGCGGTGTTGTATCCATTTCCCCCAAGATTATCATTCGGTCCTGTCGCCACATAGGTAAATTCTGAGGTTGTCGAATCTATCCGATAATAATCCACCACATCTACTTGAGGATCATTCGACCATAGAGATGTGATTGTATTTGCTTTTACTGGAATAGATTCAGATGTAGACTCAGGAGATGGATTCGATTGCGCTCCTGTTGCGGAACTCCTATAGCAGTAACGGTACTGTACATCTTGCCTAATATCTTTTTGAAGAGGAGGTATAATAGTTGGACTAGCTCCCGCTGTCGGAGAAGCCATCAGTAACAAGATACGCTCATTGCGATACCAATAGTCATAATCTATTTCAATTGGATAGATTCCCGCTGCCGGAGGATTTACTTGCAATGTTGTTAGTGCATAAGTATTATCATCCCCATGAGTATAGTTTTGTCGTGGAAGAAGCGAGTATCCTCCTACAACTGTGATGGTCTGACCCCATCCAGATATAGATGCTGAGCTTCCCTCATTATTTCCTGATATGGACACTGATCCGGAAACTAATTTTACCCCTCCTCCTATACCCCAAATACAATCATCCTTACTGGTTAAAACAAGAGTATAGTAAACTCCTGGTCCACCAGACGGGAAATAAATGTTTCCAGTTAGACAGAAGTTGAAGTTATTGTAACTCGTATTTGTCTTGTAGGTTGTTGTAATTGGCGCGGCAAATACACTGCTTTGTCCAGTAATAACGCTCTCTGGATTAAGAGTATACCAAATCATCGGGACTGTCTGACTATCTGGACTATCTGGAGGTCCGAGTCCTGGAAGTTGAGGCATTCCTGCTGGAGTTGGTCCAATCGTTGCATCAAATATAAAGGAATTTCCTGTCGTACTCCCGTCCGCATTAGATGTGGTTCTTACTGGTCCACTTCCACTTGGATCGCTAGGATTTTTCCATATATAAAAGGAGGCATCATTGGCACCCGCAGCCGCAGGAGAATCTCCCCAGTAATAAGCTGTAAGATTTCCTAGTATAGAAGTTACAGATGGAAGAGCGTTTGTTGTGACAGTGCCAGAAATAGTAAGTTGTCCTCCTCCGATAGAACCAGAGTTTGAGGAATATGTATTTCCTAATGAATTCATACCAATTTGGAGAGAGGACGCTCCATAAGGAACTGTAATTTCCACTCCAATGTTTGCTCCAATATCAACTACACTAGGAACGTAAAGGATTGCAACTCCCTTATCCATAACAGCACCGGATGAATCAACAAATGCTCCTATCACATACGATGCTACGCTTGGAGGAGTTGGCGATCCTAAAGTTTGCAGGAATTGTCCTGGATACCCTGGTACGTCTGCCCTAACTCGTGTGGTTGAAGTAACCTCAAGTTCAGCCTGAGTTGTTATGCTTGTTCCGTTTATAACTACGGTCCCATTTGGCACCAAACTGCTAATCGTTACATACGAAGCATTTAGAACATTTACGCTGTACCATATTGTGCCGTCTTTTGGTGTCGTTGGATCAGTGTGTGGATGACCCTCAGTTTCTCCATAATTGAAACTAGAATTTGTTCCTGTAGGATTGTTAGTCCATGGAATTGCCGTGGCTAGAAGGTTTCCTGTTCCTCCACCAAAAGGTACGGTTGAATTAGAAGTGGATACAATAGGTGCCAGTTGCGGCTCCTTGATTCCCATTTTCCAGCACACTGCGGTAGGCGTAGGAGTTCCCGTATATCCTTCATTACAGGAAACTTTCATCATTCCATTGGAAACGAAATCTACAGGCGTACCGGAAGGTCCAAAACTATTTAGACCGAGATACTGAGTATGAAGGGTTGTTGATCCTTGAGAAGCCGAATCTGCAACGTACATCCAATCTTCGACAGATGCGTTAGGACGAAAAGGAACCATCGAAACAGGATTCCCACTCTGTCCTGTGGCTACATTCTTTACTCCTATTGTCGAGTTCCATGCGGATAGGACAGTTCCCGCACCGTTAATGATTGAGAAACCGCTAGAGGGTGCGTTTGGCGTGCTGTCATTAAGCCTTTTTAAGCTGTGTACTGCTGCTGATAACGTATACATCGCTCCCGTTAGGAGATTACGGAAGGTGACGCCACCCTTGGTATAATTTCTTATATTGACAGAAACTGAGGTAAACCCTGAACGGATACGGTTCAAGGCGGAAGTTAAATCGATTCCTCTGTGGTCAAATGGTCCGGGAGCCATAGTTCACCTTAAATCCTACGCCTCTCCCGTTGCGGTAGGATACTAACATTGTACTACAAATTACTCAATATCTCCTACTTTTGATACAAGCAGGATTTGATCTTAAAAGAAGCCCTCACAGAAATGTTATCACAGCACCACCATACTCCATCTTTGTCCTGATGATGGGATTCTCTCGGATTATGACATACTCTACAGTTGTCCAATCAATATCTCCTCGATGCTAATACCGGCTTTATATACACAGCCAGAGCAAAACTTCTCTTTAACGTCCATCCCCTCTGGAGTGATCCACATATCATCTCCGCATTTGTCGCAAGGAATAACCACCATATCGCTTCTCATTTTTATTCCAGAAGCTACACGGAATCCCATTATCGCCTTCGGTTTAACGTCTAGTATCCATATCCTCTTCCTAAACATCACGCAATATCCTACATACATTGCAAGAACAAATGCGCCAATGAAAAGTATAAACGTTATCCAGTCTAGTACATAGAGAAGAGTCATAATGTGCTGTCCTTTCCGCGACGGAACGCTTCAATCAATCTTTTGTTTACCTGTTTATCTTTACTCTCATATTCATCGTCATGCCAGAGCAAATCCTTGATCTCTTTTGGAACTTCCGTATCCGTGTGTCCCGGCATAATGTTTCCTGCCACTGACTTGTGCGCATACGGAATATCTGGCTGAGCAATGTCCGCTCCACATTTTGTACAGTGTCCGTAGAGTTCCTTTTCGTATTCTATAAAGTCTTTAATTTTCACACCATTGGTTTGTTTTGTCTTTAACACAGACAAAGAATAAACTCTTTCTACGTCTAGCCCAATTCCATGTTCGATTGATTCGCCATTCGCAAGTGACTCAATTTCATCTAAGCAACGATTCCTTGCCTCACGGCGTATTTTAGCCTTTAACTCCTCATATGAATCTTTGCAGCGCAGTGCAGATACTACTCGAAACGCTTTTGCATACTCACATGAGCATTCTTTGATCGGCCCTGCGTCTTTGTGTTGAGAATGCAAATAACTTAATCCTTCCATGCCTAAAGATAGAGCAGCAAGTTCTTCTATTCGTTGTCCCATATCCCCCCCGATACCACTATTCTCACACAAAGCGCATGATTATGCAAGCATTATTCACTCGTCCCAATCTGGTAGTTCAACCGTCGAATTCGCCAGTTTATGAAAACAATCTCCCAAAAACTGTATTTTCCCGTCAGTGACGAAACTGTGACATTTTCTCTCTGTTCTCCATTCCTTGAATTCATCTAGCGCATTAGGATTCGCAGGATATGTGACTAGGATTGAAGGCGTGAACGTAGGAGCCTCTACGCTTCCATTCCATCCCCAACAAGGGTGATCTCCTGACACTCGTACCATGTGTCCGCCCTCGCAGCCGGGACAATTGAAAGCGTAGTGGTTAGCGTCCATCTGATGTATCTTTGCTCCCATTATCCCTTATCCCCCTTCACATTGTACCTGTTCATTGAACGCTCCTGCGCCTGTCCTCTTTGCACGAGCACGTCAGAGTAAGCTCCACAGCTTCTTAGACGTGAATTTTCTGCTGCACATGTCTGTATTGCTTGCTTCTCTAGATCGAGCGAAGCCTTAAATTCTGCTCCTCCGCACTTAAAAAGCGCCCTAGATTGTGCTAAATTAAACATGATTTCTGCATCCGAGCGGCTTATCTGGATAAAATCCTTTCCAAAAGTTGGCACGGGCGCATTGCCGAGACAGGTTAAACCGATGTTGGCGTTCAAGGGAGCGCCTATGAAGTCTATTCCTCCCGTCACAATCACAGGACCAAAGCCCGTAGGATTTGAGTCCCACTCAGGATCATACGAATCAGTGTCTTTTATAGAATCGCAGCTTACCGCCACTCCGTTTACTCGTCCTAGTTCGATCCACGGAGTCTTGAGCATCAACTGTAAGCCGTCCATGTAACGCTTCTGAGCGTATGCGGCCCTCTCCCTATCAGTAGCCTCGCTCTCGCGTCCTAGAAGGTCTGCCAATGCGCCATACTCCAATACCCACGCCATATCATCTGGGATGTTCAGTAGCGTAGGAGTAGGAGGATTAAACGGTGATCCTGACTGTAAAACTATCGCCTCGTATGTTCCTGGTTGTGCGGGGGGAATGTCTACCTGAAAAGATAACGGAGGCTCTGACGACAAAGAAAATGTTTGTGGAGTTCCTGATGAAAGTTGGTAAAGAGGTGCATTGAAAAATTCGTTAGCTACTGTATCGTCTCGATAAAGAGTTACAGGGCTAGGACCGTTCGTAAAATTCCCTACTCCATAACCTCCCTGTCCGTATCCACCCGTACCGTACCCCCCCGATAATTGGCCTCCCGGAATGTAACGGACACGAGCAACGTCTATCACATTATCGGGAAGTTCTGTCCTAATCTCGTTGGGAGTTAAATCTATTTCTGGAATTAGCTGCTGATTGAGATTACCTATCTGGATCATCTCATCACGCCGTCTCTGTAATGCCTGTGAAAGATCGGAAATCTGGAATTGGTTTGTTCCAGTCCAAACTTGTCCTGTCGGAGGCTCCAACAGCATCATCTCCATCTCTGTGTAGCAGTACGTATCTAACAGAGTTCTTTGTCTAGGACTTCCGAGAATAGAACCCAACGAATTCCAGACCTGTGTGGATTGAAAATTAAAGTCCTGTCTCCACATTCCCGTTAAAGAGTTGAATTGGCGTAATGCTGTCGAAATGTACACTTGCAACTCATCTATCGTCCAGAAGGACGTTGCGGATGGTGTTATATTAAGCCTCTGTCCTAACTGAGAAATAGCATCAGAAAGTCGAAGCCATGTGTATGATCCAGCCATTTTTCTCCTAATATCCGTCGGCTGTCCAACTAGCCCCCGTCGAGCTATTGGTGTTTATTGACATACCATTCAACCCCACATTCCAAAACAACGGAGGATTATCTGCTGATGGTTGCGATGTGGTTCCTAATGGACTACCGCTAGGAATTATTGAGGCCAAAATTGTAAACGGTGTCGGAAATGTGATTGTTGTTGTAGAGCTGGAAACAGTGGTTAATCCCCATTGATGGATGTGCCCTGTCGGGCTTTTTTCCCAGTAACCGTTAGTATTACTTCCCGAAGTGAACCCTGTTGCCGCAGCCGTCACTCGTCCCTTTGCGTCTACCGTGATTGTTGCCCCGGTATAGCTTCCCGCTGTCACTCCACTCGCCGTCAATGTTGCCGTTGCAATGTTAGGTCCGGTTGCGTTAACATCTCCTGTCAGTTGGGTGATGCCCCCGCTACCTCCTGCCGCATTGAGCGTTCCACTTGTGATAGTTAATCCTGTCCCTAGATTCAAGCAGGCTTGTACCGCTCCACCAGATGCATAGTAAGCTAACTGTCCTATAGTACATGGGGTGTTTCCCGCAGGAGTCCCGTAGCCTGTACCATCCGCTTTGGCGTAAGTTCCTGACGGCGCTCCAGTAATAACCAGACCTGGCATAGTCTGAATTTGGGTAAACGTGTTTAAGGCGTTCAACTTTACCCAATTAGCCGACGAGGTATCGAGCAAGTTGAAGTTTGCATTGAGAGCGATGTTCCAGTTCTGATAGTTGAGCGGAGGAAGGTACAAGTTGAGGTTCGGGGTGCAAGTCATTCCGTTCACAGGCGAGCAGGCTTGTCCGTGTGCAACTAACCCGCATACCAAAAGGAGAGAAATCAACAAAAATCTCTTCATCTTTAACCTTTCTTCGTAGAAAAACGCTTACCTTTTCCGCTTTTCTTTGCAAACTCAAATTTACTTCCTTTTTTCGCGTAAGGCATTCTCGTCTTCATTTTCCCCGCAACCCTCTTGCGTCCTTTTCCTACGCTCTCAAGTGTGCATGATTCGATTTCACTCATTTTCCAGCCACACGTTTCTTTTGATTTGTGTTATTTCCTTTGCGCGGTACTATTTTCCCCTCTTTACGGAGATACGAGAGAAGAATAGCCTTAGCTTGCTTTTTATTATGAACTAACTTACGTTTCTTCCCCTTCACTTTCTTTCCAGAGTGAAGTTTTCCTTCCCGAAATTCTTCCATAACAACGCTTGATGGCATCTCAACCTCCAAACAAAAATAGAGACAAGCCCGCGCTCTCCTCTCCCGATGGAATCAGTTTAACACAAACTTTCAATCAAAATGCAAGTTTTTATTCCGCTGCTATGGCGCTACACCATGTCTCTTTTTTGGATTTTACTTCTGATTCCACCACGCAACCTCTTGCGCACGCCGCGTGACCAGGCCGGGGAGCTTTACCGTCCCGGCGTACACCCAACGCGGCAACTCGTTCGGCACATTCGCCAGCCCATGCGAGAGCATCGTGCGCAGTCGCCCAAACCCATTGTTGTAGCAGAAACTTACAAGAGCATCGAACTGCCCCTGCGTCAAATGTCTATCGTCGAAGAGCGAATTGATCTGCGCATCGAAGCTCGCAATGTCATCGTCGAAGAGAATCACAGCCTGCCCGGTTGTGATGCCATTCGCATAGGCGTGCGTGGCAATCTCTGCGGGCGTGAGTTTGTGGCCTATCCCCACTGTTGGAAAACCATTTGCATCTGAATAGATAGACAATTTGGTGCCTTCCCATTGCATTATCTGATTCCGGCAGTTTTGGCTTGAATTCATCTCATCTCCTTGTTATAAAGGTTGCCATTGTTGATGCCGCTGATTACGATTGGCTGATGCAGTGGAAATGGTACGCGCATTCAAGAAGGGGCTTATTTTATGCCGTGAGAAACGATAAAAGAAACGGAGGGTATAGTCCATCTATTCGTATGCACAGAATAATCCTTGGGATAGAAAAAGATTCTCCCCTCAAAGGGGATCATATAAATCATAATACCTTAGATAATAGGAGATTTAATCTTCGTATTGCAACAGTATCACAAAATAACAGAAACTCTAAAGGAAAGAGAAACGACGGATCACTAAAAGGGGCATACAGGCAAGGTAAAAGATATTGGTCAACCATTTTTCATAATGGTAAAGCAATCAGTCTCGGAACTTTCTCTTCTGAGCTAGAGGCTCATCTCAGATATTGCGAGAAGGCCAAAGAGTTGTTTGGAGAATTTGCTTGTTTTGAATAACAAAAGCCGCCTGCACATGAGAACAGGCGGCTGTGAAAATGCGCGGTTCTCTGGTGGGTGTTGGATTCGGACCAACGAATCGTGACAGGATTTAACCTTTGCACGTCACGCCATTAAACCTCTCTGGCAACCCACCATATCAACCGCGCAACTTATTCGGGGCCGGGCCCCATGCCTCATGCAGCAGCCCCTATGGTTTGTTGATCCTGCTGATTCCTGTCAGCTTGCCGATTGGCCAGGTAATCAGCCATCCTATACGCTGCCACCACTTCATCTTGGGACCTCTGTGGGTGCCATCAAAGCACCTTGATTTTGAAGTTCTTCGCCGCGTCCGCAACCTCTTGCACGCTGGCCTGGGCTTGAGGAATCTCCGCAGTGATAGTGTCTTCGGTCGTGCCGAGTTTGATTATGTCGGTCGTTGCCGCGTCCGCAGCCGCTTTGACGCTGGGAGCCACTAGCGTCCACGCCTGAACAAGAGCGCGGGCATCAGTGACCAAACCAGCCAGTTCTGTGAGAATTGCCATGGTGCCTCCTAAAAATACTTGACGAGGCCCGTGGAAACGAACGGGCTTACCTTGCCAGCGCTCAGGATCGCCCCGGCTTGCAGCGTGTTCCACGTCAAAGTGCTGGATGCTCGATAGCGGAAAGACCCGCTGAACAAACCAGCAATGTGAGCCGATCCTATCCCGGTCGGAATCTTGTCGCCGGCAGAAACGGAAAACAAAATGCTGATGTTGTCTGAGGAAATGTTTGTCTTTTTCCATAAGGCGCTCAAGTCCGGTTGAATGGAACCTCCCCCAGTATAGAGCGTGAAGTTGGACGCTTCGGCCAAAATCTCATGACCATCGACATAGAAATGGTTCGTCTTCTTCGCGCCGAAATCAACCAAGTCCAGCGACTCAGTAATATGCGTGGCAGCGGCCCACGCGCCCGCTTCGTGGATGCCCACGGCGTCAGTAGTCGCGGATAATGATGGGGTGGTGGTCTGCGCGTGCATAGCGAAAGCTGCCAGCATGATGATGGTAAATACAGAGATTCGCTTCATAGGTCTCCTTTGCGGGTTGTGCTGCGTTACTGGTTTCCGATACCCTGCATCATCTTCGCAAATGCGACAATGACGCAGAGCCAATACGTGATGCCGACAAGCAGGTAGACTGATTTGCGATTCATCTCGGCCTCACTTCCTTTGCTTCTGGTTACTGGTCCGAATCTCGGTATTCCTTAATTTCACGCCACATATTGCGGAAACGCAAAAAATCGCGCCATAGCGAAAACCCACAAAGCCCCATGATAGTCGCAAAGCAAAGCAATTGTAGGACCATAGAGAGAATATGTCTCATCGCGGCCTCACTGCTTGCCCCGTTGCTTGAAGCCAGCATTAAGAAGGGCAAGCATCCCTAATGCTGCGGTGCATGGGTAGATGATAATGCACGATGATGTACTGGTCATTGCGGCCTCACTTGTTGACAGCAGCCAGCGTGGCAACCTTGGCATCATCCGTGGCCGTTTGCACTTGGGCCTCCGTTGAATGCGTGTTGTAATCCTTGGAGAAGAATCCACCGGCAGCAAGGAAGAAACATACAGCATATCCCTGCCAAGTGTTTGCTCCGTTATAGTTTTGCAGGCCGTATGCTAATGCCACTAGCAGCCCCGCCGTAGTTGTTTTCCAGTTCTTCATGATGCTTGCTCCTTTGCTTTGCGGCGGCTTGCATCGCTGCTCACCGCCGCTTAATTTCCAGGCTACCGTCGTGGTCGGTATCCGGCTTTCGCCGCAGCCTGCAAGCACATCCACGCCAGCGACTCAATCTCTTTGCGCGGGCCGCATTTGGTGAGTTCCGATCCCGATGTCCTGTTCGGAGTCCGGGCGCTCCCGCGCAAGTTGCTGTCTTTCCATGCTGTCAGACGGCCTTTCACCGCCCTGCCGATGATTGTTTCAATCCACGCCCCCCGCGTGGGGGGCGACAAAGTTTTCGTTTGGGCCATCGTTCCACCGCTGTTGAAGCCTACAAACTCTACTGCGAAGCGGCAACTGCGCACTATGGAAAGTTTGCCCGTCTTGCGTGACCGTCTCACTTCTTCCGTGCTTGCTCGATATGCTGCTCGATCACATGGCGCAAATACGCCGCCGCTGTCGCAGGGTGGGCCAATCGCCTGATCTCCTCGAACAGGTGCCGGGGCACTCGCACCATGCAATCGTCAGCCATGTATGCAATTGTAAGCACAATCACACCCATCTGTCAATAGCCTTTTTCAGGTTTTCTGCCAGCTCCGCGTCGCGCTTCGGGTTCAACATGGAAGCGTCCTGCCGCGCGGTGATGATTGCCGCGAATAACTGGTTCCGGCTGGCCCATATCCAGGCAGGTCTACCAATCTCTTTCAGGATGGCACGCATGGCTTTGATGTGGCAGGCGTTGTAGAGTCCGTTGATGATTCTGGAGGCGCGTTGGGCCTCAACTGCATCCGCCTTGCAAGCTGGTTCCATCACGGTCACGGTTACGGTCACAGTGGGTCTCCTTTAATGCTTGGTCCAAAGCCATGTTGCGCCGACAAGAGCCACAATCACAGCCCATGTGACTCTGAGCACTGTCCACAAATTACTCGTGGAGCTTTCGGTGTCTCGGAGGCGACGGTGTAAATCTGGCAACGGTGATGTATTGGCTTTGATTTCCGCAAGTGTCTGACCGTGTTCATTGATGGTGTTGCGCACGCCCTCGATTGTCCCTTCGATCTGACGCTTCCATGCCCGGTCGTCTTCGCGCGCCTCTTTTGCCAATTCCGCTATCGTCGTTTCCGACATTCGCTTACCCCATTCCTGAAAATCTCCAACTGGACTCTAACGGGTGCTACTTAATCACAAACATCTGCACAGAAACGCCGCCAACAGCGGCAAAGTTTGTTCCTGCCAATACTACCGTGGTTCCGAGCGTTGGGACACTCTGTGTGAATATCCCATCCCACGTCCATGCTCTGCTTGCCCTATAGCGCTGTTCCGCAAGCCGTTGTAATTTGCCCCGCTGTCAACTAATACTTGAAGGCGAGTACTTGGTACCCATAATCTCCACGCCCTCCGTATGTCATTGCTGCTGTGCCGCTGCCAAAACTACTATTCAGTCGGGCCTCGCATCCTGTTAATGAGCTAGTACTTAGTGTTGCTCCACTTACGCCTACAACGGAACCAGTTGACCCTTGTATGAGTCCTGCCATCCAGATACCACCTGCGTTTGCATCTCCCGAAGAAGCGCAAACTATTACAAGGTCTTTGACCGTCGTGGTAAAAGATGATGTCAAGAATGACCCTGAATTAGGGTAAAGATTGCTGGCCAAAGATGTATCGACGGTGCCAAGAAGCCCTCTGTAAACAACCACCGCAAAGTTGACATCGCCTGTCGCATTGGTCATCGTACAAATAAAGTTTGTAGCTCCTGCCGTAGAAGCAACCGCCCACCCGCCTCGGCTATATTCCCTGTAATAAGACGCGCTGCTGGTATCTCCTCCTAGTGTGTAGCTATTGGCGTTGCTGTCCGATAGGTTTACAACCGACTGCCCTACACTATAAGTGTCAGTTCCGCACTCCATTACAATTACATCCCCAACAGCAACAGTCAAAGTACCTCCGCCACCACAGGTAGCCGTGGACGTGGCCGTTGAGCCGCTATATGTTCTGGGGCAGTAGGTGTAGCCGACGTAAGTTGGGCTGCCGGTGGCCGTAAATATCTTCCGATGCCGCCCGGAAATAATCTGCTGACCGAACGCAGCCTGCTGCACGAAGAGCAGCATCCAAAGAAGAAGGATAGATGTTAGCTTTTTCATTAGTAAGTTCCTTTCACAACCCAGGTTGTCTGTTTGGCTGTGCCATCTGCCACAAAGGTGAATTTGATGTAGTCGCCGTTCGTGAGCGTCACGTTTGCACTTTGTGTTCCCGCCGAAAACGACGTGCTGCACGTCACCGCACCTGTCAACAGCGCTCCCAACGTGTTGCCTGCCGCATTCATGGTGGAACTAGAGCCGCTGTCGATGTAGCAACTGAGTCCCGTCAGCGTCACTGAAACGCCAGTTGTGTTTTGGCACATGGTCTGAAGATAGGTTCCTGCCGTGATCGCATTTAATCCGTCGCCGACGCCGGTATCGCACGCCCATGGTCTGTGGCCTGCTCCAAACGTCCCATCGATATAGGCCGTAGTCGCCAGCTTCGTGCTGTTATCGCCAGCGCTCTGCGTTGTGGCTGTAACGCCATTCGGAAGCGCTGGGGTGCCACTCAGATTCGCCGCTGTGCCGCTCGTGTTCGCTGCATTGTTGGGAATGTCTCCACTGAGCAATGTGGGCAACTGCGCGTGCGGTAGCGTGCCAGTAGTAAGGTCCGATGCGCTCACCGTCACATTGCTGCTCAGCGGGTGACCATTGATCGTGGTGGACTGATTCGCTGGCGTGTACGAGAGCGCCGCCGCGTATGTCATATCCACGACTACCGGAGCCAGCGCGGACCCGCTCGGCTGCCATGCAGGGACGAACGTGTGTCCTGTTGTCCACGAGCTAGGCAGAATGGTTCCCGGAGCGCCGCTCGACCCCGTGCTGTAGACAATGCCGTACTGGGTCAAATTGAGCAGCGCTCCCACTTGCGCCGCCGTGGCTGCGGTAATCGCCGTGCTGCTGGAGAACACTGCGATGTTCCCGCTGGCCGGGGAGCCGCTCGTAATCACAGTACCGGCCCCACTAGGTGTTCCGCATCCTGTCCCATCCCCCTTCACGTACTGGCTAGCACCGCACCCGCTCATAGAGAACGTGCTTGGTACAACGAATCCCGCTGTCAATAAACTAAAGTCAGCGCCGAATGTTGAAGCCAAACTCCCGCTATTGGTTCCTGTACATTTTAGCGTGGTAATTGGGGTCTGCACCGTGTTTGTTATCACTGCGGAGCAGTTGATCGATGCAAAAGCACTCGGTCCGCCTGTCGGGTATCCGGCTGCGATAAAAGACAAGTTCGGCCCGTTAACGTTTGTGCCGCTGATTGCTGGGGTGTAGGGACGAAGCACAAAATTAGCATTAGAGATGACTGATGCGCCTGAACCAATGAGCAGGCTGCTCGTGTTACCCAATACCTGACTGCCAGTCCACGTAAATGCGCCCGCCAGGTTTACAGCTACAGTGGCCGGTCCCGTCGTAGGCGTGACGGTCATCGTGCCATCTGCGGCTGTAATTGAGGACACGCCACCCGCCGCTTGCGCAATCCATGTGCCAGGGGTTCCACTGACCGTGCATTGCCAGCCACTCGTCGTAGATACGTTTGTGATACTGCCGTCGTTCTGCACCTCATCCCCTGCCACCCATGTGCCGGTCGTAGGCGCTGCTGACCTCTTGGTGAGCAGTTGTATCTCTGGACCCAATGTAGGCGCTAAAAATCCAAGGGTTTGCCCAGTGCAGGCATTCCAGTTGCCTGCACCATAGATATTCACCGAGCTTGGATTGGTTGCATCTATCAGGTTAATCGTTCTGCTCCCGCAGGTCCCGGCTGAAAGCACCTGCCCCACTGTAAGGTCTGTAGCGCTTGTGCATGTCAGCACATTTGTTGACCCTGGAGCGGAGCAGGTTGTAGACCCGCTGTTTGGGGTGCCTGTCGTACCTGTGGCTTTAACCACTTGTAACGCATAGCGCGTAGGAGACGCCACATCCCAGTATGTGGGTGGTGCAATAATCTGCCCCTTATACAAAGTGGTGCCTGTTGCCAATGCTGTAAATGCTGTGTCAGTGTACAGAAAATCAGAGGCATTGATGCCATATTGCCATAACTGATCTATGTTCGTGTCACCGAATAATTCGTTTGGTGCAGCGTCCATTACGGACTGACCACTCGATATATTCGAGTTCCCGTATGCCAGCAGAGGGGTGTTTCCATGACTCCCTGCAATTGAGTGCGCTGTTAATTCCGGAATTCCGATGAACGGCTGTGTCGTGTTGGCCCCCGTACCAGACTGCAAATCGGTATTTATAGCAGTAAACTTCAGACTATTCCCACTGGCAGGAATCATCGACAGAGTTGTGAAGTTAAAACCTGCCGTGGACGTTGTGGATGGAGCAAGAAACACCTCATCAAAACTGATGCGAAATTGCGGATAATTAGCACCAAGAGGGCAATCATACATGGTAACAACACCCTCGCCTGGTTGAATTGAGGTATTGATCTCCATTTTGACGTTTTCCACATGCAAAAGCATAAGTCCACAACTGGCTTCCCCGTCCAAAACAATCATTGGCCCCGATGCGGATGCTGTACTTGTATTATCCTCCGTTCCATTGAGCAGAGATAAATCGTCGCCGCCACCAATACGCCAGTAAATCCCTCCTTGTTGCGCTCTATCCGCACGCCACCCTTTGTCAAAATCTACGTTGATTCCTCCCTGTGCGAAATAATAACTGTATTCCGATGTTCCGGCAACCCATGTGTTATAAACTCGTGTCCCTGTATCAACGCGGCTACCAAAGAGGATTCCAATGGTATTCGCATCGTAGGTTGCGACTTCAATGTCTTTTACTTCTTGCTCATACCGGGCACTCCCGTCAAATGCAAGCACCACGTTGCGCGAAGTGACTGTGCAGTTATCAGCGAAAGTTCCAAGCGATATTCCAGATTCGGGAGCGACTGCCACAAAACCCGTACCCGTAGAGGAGGCGACTTGCAACACCGATCTATTCAGGCCGAGTCCTCCCGCTGTCGAGCAACCACTTATTTCCACCCACTGATTTGCCGTGTATGAGTTTGTTCCGGTGAAAGAAACCACATACGGAGCGAGTCTGTTCTGAACTCCAATGCCTCCCCGATCAGACGGGAAAGCTGCCGTGTATGTGCAACCGGAGCCGCCCGTGGTGCAGTTTCGGGTGACGGTAAAACCAGTAACCGTGGCAGTCACACCTTGCGATGGAAACACTTCAACGATTTCAGGAGGACCATAACCGCCGTTTATATTGCCAATGGTCCCTTCAATGCGGCATCCGTCTAGTCCATTGATGGTCGAAGTTATTTTGTAATTATGCTGGCCAGGGAACTCGACTATGCCGCCTTGTGGAGAGTTTGCATTATTATAGCAATCATTAAAAGCCGCTTGGATTGCTGCGGTATCATCGCAGCCGGTCGAGCCATTCCAGTTGCCGCACGCTCCGTATTTCGGGTCCATCACATTGTAAGTCGGCCCAATGATGCCGAGAGCCGCTTGCGCCGCTGGCAGCGTGGTCTGACCCGTGCCGCCTTGGGAAATGAGCACTGGGGCAGTAAGACCACTTCCCCCAACCTGTACATCTGTCAACGTGACAGGCGTCGTATAAACATTTGGATATATTCCTCCACTAAACTTTACATCATATCCAACTCCCGTAGTTGCATAGATCGGAGGAATAGAACCATCAGATTTTGCTTGTAATGGAGTTTGAGGATTCGTCGTTGCTATCGTGGTCGTTCCTGTTAGAAACACGGTAACCTGGCAATATGGCACTACTCCAAGCTGGTAGTTGCTAGACTTCAACCCGCTAGTAACTGCTTGAACCCCATTCTGGACGCAATCGTAGACAGGTAGAACCGCTGTCTGGCTATAAGCCAAAGACGCGACAAATAAAAATCCTAGCGCGATAATCTTTTTCATTCTGTTCTCTCCTATGTCCTTAGTGAACTCTACGCGCCGTCATGCAGCCCCACAACGTGCCTGTGCCAGATGTGATGGTGCCTTGAAAGTTGACTACCAAATAAGTGGAAGTCGTTGCCGAGACGTTGACCACCTTGCGGGGGAGCACAACTGAGTTGTATCCCGTCCACGTCGTCATGGTCAAAGTGGGTGCAAGAACCTCAGAACCATCTGAGCTAACTGTTGCGCTCGTAGTGGTGATGCTGTTAGCAAAGTTTCCATTGGATGCTGTTAATGCCGCCCCAACAAGATTCACGTTTCCCATCACGTCCCAATCGCCAGCCGTTAACGATAGCGTAAGAAAGTTGATGGTGGATGCCGAAGTCAGCGCCGTGCCACTGCCACGCACGATGCAGGATGACAAAACTTCCCCGACGTACCCCGCTCCCGCCGCTACACCATCGATTTCACCGGCTATGTTGACCTTTGAGCCACTTACCGTATTGCCGACATTTACGGTTTTTACGCCTGTCGCTGTGGTTGCGATAGAAACAGTTTGCGCCCCCGTTCCAGGAGCAATGTTAACTCCTCCGGTCGCAGCCGCGCTCCCTCCAATGTTTATCGAACCAGACGTCTGACCACTTCCTATGTACACATACGACCCTAAAATCTGAGTGGAGCTATTAGACGAGTTCCCAAGCGTGGCGACTTTTGAGCCTGCTCCTGTTGCTATGTTGACCGCACCAGTTGTGCCACTATCGAAGGTTGCCGCGCCGGTCGTCCCGGACTGAACAGTGAGTTGCGTTGCCGTAGAGGACGTAACCGAGTTTGCAGTAACTGGCCCAAGAAAATTAGTCGATCCCTGATAGCCGGGAACTAAAGTGCAGTTCGTAATCGGCGCGAGATTGAACCCGTAAACAACGTAGGTAGTTGTACCGTTGACGCAGTTTACGCCATTTCCCGTTCCGGTAATCAAACCTGAAATCAAGTGTGCCGTAGATGAGGTATTGGCGACTGGTAGGTAGACGTTTGCGGTTCCCGCTACTGTATTCAGAATCCCACCGTTAAAAAGTAGCTGCCCCCCTGAAGTCATGTCAATGTTGTAGCCGCTTGTCTTCGTTATGTTTGGGTTATAAAGCGCAAGGACTGCGCTTGACCCTTCAGACTTAATTCCCATACTGCCGGTTAGTGCTTCGCCGTAAAGCAGCCCGTTTGCTGTAAGGTTGTAGCTGTTCCCGCTCAGATTCACGCCGTAGAAATGCGTGTAGCAGCCCGCGCCTAGGGTTATGTTTCCACCGCTATAACTACCCCCATGTCGCTCGCTACGAATTGTGCTTCCGCAGGTTGAGTAAGTCGTATTTCCCACAGTATTAAGGTCGTAGATCGTAGTCGGAAGAGAGTTGACTGTCAGCCCACCAGAGAAAGTCCACGTAGAGTTATTACCGTAAATCGTGAGCGGGATAGCAGGAAGAGTTGTCGCTGTTGACGTGGAATAAGAGGCATTAGGACTCGCAAAGATCGAAGCTAACCCTGTACTTGGTATAACCAAAGTAGGAAGGTTTTTGTATGGGCGCTCAATCGTACCATCTTCCGTATAACTATCTGTGCGGTTCAAGTCCAGCGTAAGCATCTGAAGATCGGTAGCTGGATAGACAAATGCTGTTGTGCTGGCTGCGGTCTGATAGGGCTGTGCTCCTACAGAACCATTAGTTAAATTTGCAGCAGTAGTTGCTGGTGCTCCAGTCCCAAACGCTACATAAACTCCACCATTGCAATAATACGGGAGCCATGTCGTAGTCAGCGTAAACACAGAACTTCCGTAACATGTAGATGGAAGAACACTCCCAGATGAAAAAGAAGTCGCTATAAAGTTTCCGACAACAGTCTGCCCGTTTAATGCCAAAGACGCAGCACCAAACATTAGTATCGTCGAAAGAAAAACAAAAATCCTTTTCATTGTCCTACCTCGTCAACAAAACTGTCAAATTTACCGTTGCATAATTCGCAAAGGATACTACCTTTACACGAACATACTTCGCCCAGAAATTAGGCAACTCAACCCTTCCAACATTCGAAGTATTCAAACTCCCCGTCGTCAAACTGTTGAGCGTCACATAGTGAGAATCTTGGTCTATATCCGCAGTTTGAATATCAATCTCAAACGTCCCTGGTGCTCCGCTAAACGCCATATCAAACGACATTCCCCACGGATAGAAAATTCCCGGATTACGCTCAATCATATAGGCCAAACTAGACTCCCCAACAAATACAGTATCGTTGAGGAATAAGTATTTCTGTTCTCCTTGGCGTATTAACGTCGCTGTTCCTGGACCTGAATATTGTGCCATTTTGTTTCCTCCTACCAACCTACGTTGGCTTGGTTCCCTGTGTATGAATCTGGTTGCCCGTCACACGGAGCGTTCATGCGGGCCTTGGTGAAGTAAAGTTCCATCAAATTTCTATCCGCGATACGTGCTTGTCTCAACAAATCCTTATACTCTTCGTGATAGGCCTTTGCCAAAAACTGCCAGTTTGCGCCAGACCCGCGTTCCATATCGTCGCCTTTGGAACCTTCCTTCCAAAGACAGCACATTTCGTAAGTCCTTTGTCTTACCAATTCTTCACTTAAAGGATAAGCAATCGTGTCGTTCGGATTTACTAGCGGTGGTAAGTTGCATTGGCATTGGAATGTGTAGCTTAAAATCGAAATTGGGTGCGGCCATAATTCCACCAAAAGCTGACCATATGTTGCGCTTCCTGGCCTCGTATCAGTTCCATACGGAACTACGGCAGTTGGCTGATCGAATATTTCGCGCTGGGCGTCTTCTACGGAGAGGTCGATCTGCGTCCAACTCCACCAGTCCATCTGCTCATTATTTTGCGTATCGCGAATATCCATCCATTTACGGAATCCAACAGGACAAGGATAATAAGCCTGGTACACGCAATATTGTCCGTTCCACTGAGGAGGTTCTGTCCACAATCTGTCAATCGTTAAAGTCGCAATCAAAGAGATAGAGAATGTCGCAGGCGTTCCACCCTGAGAGAATGTGATGTACGGAGTTGTATAACCAGTTCCTGCGGTCAAGGTAATAGGGGGAATAGTTATAGTCCCATTCGCATTGACTGTAATTAAAACTGTTCCTCCCGTTCCCACAGAAGGGTCAAGGACTGGCACAGTATATGTACCGGGGTTCTGTCCAGAACCGGGAGTCAACACTGTCGCATAGGCCACTGTCCCGTTGTTTCCTAGCTCGATGATATTGTAAAGCGAGTACGAAGGAACACGAATCTGCATCTGCGTCAACAGCGGAGGGAAAGGAACAGTTTGCGTCCATGCCGCCGTCGCTACTGCATCACCTGTAATAGTGTTCGTGAATGGGGTTACTGTAATTGTTCCCGGACTCAAGAAATTCGTTCCGGCGTTTAGTCCACCAAGAAGCGAAGGCGTTAACCAACCCCCTGTGATGTTTTGGAACGACCAGACGTTCTCCATCTGTATCTTCGTGTACGCTTCATTGATCCGCGTAGCGGCAAGCCCACGGTTCATGCCTGAGAATGTTCCTAATACATCTTGGATCATCGTCTGGAAGCTCACGCTACATCCTCCTTCGATTCGTTTGGATTCTTTATTCTGCTTAATTCAATTTTGCATTTTCCTCGAAATTCAGATATTTCTATCGGAAGTGGTCTCCTCCCACATGGTTTTAGACCTTTGTAGGAGTCGCGGAATTGAAGAGCCAATTCAGCTTGATCCACTTTAGCAACAAGATATGGCAATATATTCCTGAGCAGATTCTCTGCTTGTTGAGACGCCACACCCCAATGCCATATCTGTTTTTGAGTTACAGTATTTCCTCTTGGGACGAAACTTCCTCCAAATCTATCATGCAACCATTTAAGCATTGAGTATGATGTGTTACCCACAACCAAGAAAAGGGTGTAATATACAAATACTTTTTCTCCTTTTCTTGATTTTTGGGCGTGGATATTTATACATCCCTCGCCATCTATAATGCCAGCGAAGTAAGCCCATTCAGCAGGTGTAATATGCTCAAACTCCACGTCTCATTGCTCCCTACTTGCCTGCAACGCGTTTATGCGTCTTCTTGTGGTTCGCTGGTTTCTTCGCTGCAATCACAACCTTTGCCAATCCGCCAACAATCTTCTTGCTACCCTCTGTACCACCCTTGACCGTGGCGTGTTTCTTCCCATTCTTCTTGCGGTTGTGAACCTTATGAGCTACCGCTGGATTATCAGGAAAATGCGCGTCATCCCCATCATCCATCCATGCCTTACTCTTTGTTGCTTTCTTTTTGGTTGCCATGTTTTCCTCCGTCCTAATCTTCTTTTTCGTTGGCTGGAACTCCCTGTCTGTAATACTTCGGGAACTCCTCGTTAGTCTTCCTAGCGAGATCAATTTCGCCTGATGCTTTGGTTCCGCCAACGACATAATTTGTCGTCGTAATTTTCGCAGCAGAACCTCCGCCATACGTGTTGTAGGTGCTCTTGGTCGCCATCATTGCTCCTAGTTACTTGAGTACCGTATTCTTACTCGTAGCCTTCTTGCCACCAACCTTCACTTTTCCTGTTCCTTTGTGAACATGGATCGTCGAATGACCTTTGATATGGTGGTTGGCCTTCACTGTGTGCTTTGCGTGGCTTGGCGATGGTGTCTTGTGAATCTTAGATTTCGTGGGCATTGTGTTTCTCCTTTTCGTTTGGTACTTCTCAAAATCCTTGTCTTACCGAAAACGCCCCCTGCGATTACCCTTCCGGGACCACAGAGGGCGTAAGTGTCTGTCCACCGGGAGAGGATAGAATCAGACCTTGTGTTAAAACTTAGTATTCACCACCAAAACCTGCAAGCTGTATAGTTTCAGCCGATAGGTTGGTTCCTGCTGGAACTTCAATACCGTTTACTATGCCAATCGTTGCGGTAAGCGTTGGAGGAGTTCCACCAGTGGCAGCGCTCACTGTGGGAACAGACAAATACCCTGAACCAGACGATGTTATATTAATAGCAGTCACAGCAGAAGTCGAAACCGTGATAGTACCTGTCGCGTTTCCAGTAGAGAACGTGAGCGCATAAGTTCCAGCAGTCATTCCAGAACCGCCCGAAGAACTAACACCATCCACGCCAAGTTGATTACCCGCATAGACCCACTTAAGTTTCCAAGTTGGTCGTACTCCAGGTGAACTTTGTGCAGGAACAACAGCGTAGTTTCCGCTAAGAGATAACACATCAGACGTAATCGTATCAATGTATGTGTGAGAAGGCGAGAGTTGCGATGGATCGCCTCCTAAAACATAAGACGCAGGTCCGTTACCGTACCCTACCCACGCGAATCTCCGACCAATCAAATCTGGGTAACCAGGAATTAGTGTTATCAGCATGATTTCTCCTTACTGCAAAACTTGCGGGGCGGTATTTCACCGCCCCATCCATTAATGATTAGTCTTGGACCGTTGGACCGTTAAGAAGAACCTTGAATGGCGTGATTGCCGTATTTGTAACGGCCACTCCGTCAAGGACGTATCCAATTGCGTATTGGGTGAAAGTAGTGCTCGAAGTTGTCATCAATCCAATTGGGGATGATGAAGCCGCGATAGCAAATGTACCTGCGGTTTGAAGTACTGTCGCAGCATCCAACACAGTAGCAATTCCAAGTTCCTGCACAAATCCATAGTTGCCCGGTGTAATTGAGTTCAAGAACACCACAGGGCGAACTAGCACACCATTTGAAGACGCAATATCTGCGCTGGTAACTTGATTGACTGCGTACCCCATCTGAACATTAAGAGTAGGAGGAGTTCCGCCAGTTCCAGTAATCGTTGCAGTTGGGAGTGAGGTAAATCCAACACCCGGAGTCAACAATGTGATTGCTACAGTCGTTGCAGTCAGCACAACAACTTGGTATGTTGCCTGAGTCGTAGCACCACCGCCTGATGTGGTTCCTGTAACAGAGGTTCCTACTGTCATACCGGAACCAGCTACAAGCTGCACAATGTTCTGGACAAACTGACCTGGTTGAATATAGCCAACCGTACCAGCCTTGACGTTAGCAGCGGTAGCGTTCGATGCTACATACACATAACGATACCGACCAGCGTGCAACAGTCCATTTGTCGGATAGGACAGTTGATTAGCTTCCTGCTCTGTCAGATCGAAGTAGTCACCAAGATTCAATCCACCACCCGCATACTGGAGGCCAGTGATCGGATCGCTCACGCCTGACTGCGACACGCTATTCACGTTGTTAAGAGGACCAAATGTTGGCAATGCTTGTTGAAGTGGCATCGTAAATCTCCTTGACTACATTCTCGAAATCAAACTTGTTGTCAGCCTGACTGCCTAATTACTCAAACAGTCAGGCGTTAATCTTAGGCGGTGAATCCGAATCCTAGTGCGTTTTGCCTTGGCTGGGCGCAATATAGGTTCGTTGCCAAGCGCATGAAGATTGTATCCACGCTCACGTTATTCCATTGGCTAGTTCTGCGCACTCCAAAGTTCCATCCGGGCTTGTCAGTCGTCCGCAACTTGAACGTCTCAGGAGTCAAGAAGTAAATAACTTCTGAAGGCTGAATGATCGCGTTCGATGGCAATCCAGAGTTCGTTGGAGACAACAGAGAGTTTCCACCAGCCGCATTCAAGAACTGAGGAGTCTGGTAAGCAACCGTTGCCGTGTTCGATCCTACGCCGTCAACCAAGCTCGTGTTGCCAGACGCTCCACCTGATGCGAGAGGAATGTAATACTGTGCCTGTGCAGATGGAGAAAGAGGATCGGAATAAATCTGCGTACCGTTAAAGTCCAGAGCATCCCAAGTGATGTCATGCTTGATATTGGAAATGTCTCTTCGATAAGCATCCAAAGCCACAGCAATTGCCTTGAATCCAAATACGTTTGTGATTCCTAACTTAGGCTTGCCACCAGTGATCTTGCACTGAGACCAAAGCTGCATCAATGCGCCAAAATTAATCTGTCCTGGTCCACTCGTTGCAGGAGCCGCCGTCGTACCAGTCGTTACCTGCTGTCCAAGATACAGCGGAGTCACGTTGATCGAAGCACCAACCGCACCGTTGCGGGCCTGAGAGCCGTAGGACGTATAACGGTTTCCATACACTGACGTATCAATACCGTTATTCAATGCTTCGTCCAAACCATTACTTACCTTATAACGGTTATCGGAAACTGTCGAAGACGATACCTGTCCGTGACGGAAACTATCCATTTCGAGCATGGTGTTGATCTGCATGACCAACGCTTCCATAAAGATAGCGTACAGATCAGCAATCCGCGCAGGACCAGAGTTAATAACACCACCCTGCTTGGACCCATCGTCCATTTCCCAATCATCCATCGGGAACCAAGAAGCATATCCCTTCTCGTAGAACTTCAGCTTGTCAGTGATCTGCTGACGAGTCACTGTGATCGTCTGGCCTGGGTTAACACCAGCACCCTGTGGACGACCATACAGGAAGACTTCCGTCATGCCTGCGCCACCAAGATACGGGTCAGCTACACCGGAACGGCGCAACTCTTCGAGAAATGGAGTTCCAACAAAGAAATTATTCCAGACACATTCTTTCCGAACGCTCTCCAGGTTGGTAGAATCGATCTCATTAAACAGTGGATCTTGCGGGGTGAATGCCATGATGGGGTTCCTTTCAGTTAAGCAGCAGCTACTAACTTAATAACTCCTGCTTGTAACTGTTCCTTTTTGATTTTTCTGCGTTCTTGTTGTGCGAGGCGTTTCCGTTCCCTGTATTCTGGATCGGCAGATTGCTTAGCCCAGTATTCTTTCTGGTATTGATTTTTGTGTTCGTGCGCTTTTACACGTTGTTGTGCATCGTACTCGTCAATCTTATTCCAAAGGCTTTCGTAAACTTGAGACTTACCAAGAGTTAAATCAAATTGAATTAAATCTTGGGCAAGTTCGATAAAATGTCCTGCCGGTGTCGCTTCTACTTGCTGTTTCCTTCTCGCAGTTAGAAATGGGTAGATGACACCAATAAAGGTTCTTGCTCTGTCACCGCAAATCTTCCAATGAAAAATCGGACAGACTTTCTTATTAAAAATTCTCTCGTAGTGACTTATTGTTCCACCGAATAAATCGCGCATTCGGTAAAGCAATTCCGGGTCTTTCTGTGCAACCGTAACAGAAAATGACATACTGCCTTTTCCGTTGTGATTCGTTACGCAACTTCCTTCGCCCTCGTAGATACCTGCGGCCCACGCAACTTCAATAGCTGTAGGCCGTCTGACGGCATCAAGACCTTCACGGTCCTTCTTTACGATTTTGTAGTCACGCTTCATTCTTTGTTTCCTCCTAAGTCCTATTATACTAGCAACTTAGGTACTACGCTACAACTGATTCGCGCTCTTCAATTGCCTTGTGGATGTTATTCAAGGTCAACTGTCTGCGCTCATTTGCGCTCATCTTCGTTGGATCAGGACGCTCACCCTGAGCTACTGCCCGCTTCAACTCTGTAAACTTTGCCGACCCAGGAGGCAACTTTGTATCAGGATTGCTGCTCATTTGCTCGGCTCTTTGACGATCTTTCGCTGCAAACTCAGCCTCACGAGCATCCAACTTCGCCTTCCAGTCAGCATCCGAAGCACTCTTAGCTGCGGCTGCAATCTCGTCATCATGCTTCTTTGCTTCCGCCGCACGATGCTCAGCTTCCTTCTCCGCAAAACGATACGTCCTAGCCGCATACTCCATCGGGCTAAGTTTAATCGCATCAGCCTTCGCCACTAAGTCGCTAGGAGAAATAGGAATCGGAGTTCCATAAAGTTGCTGATACTTCCAGCCAATATCCTGAATGGTAAACACACCTTTATCCACACGCTTCATAAAAGCATCTTCTGAGAATGTAGGAGTTCCGGGAGTCTTTACTGGGTCTACTACTGGAGAGGAGGGAGGGGTAAACACTGGAGCGTTGGATGGTTCTATTCCCAGCGTCCCAAGGTAACTTTCTCTTTGAGCTTTATAGTAAGCAGCCTCAGCTTTTGCGTCCGATGCTTCTTTCGCCAATCTTACTTTCTCTGCTTCCGATTCTGCGTTAGCCGCAGGATAAACATTATTCCAAAAATCTTGGTAGTTCCTTACGTTAAGCTCTGCGGCATCCTGTGCGGCCTTCGCTGCGGTCGTTAATTCCTCTTGTGCTTTCCTATCCGCCTCGGCCTTCGCTGCCGCTTCTACCGCCGCTTTATGCTTTTGTTCCGCTTCTGTTTGTACACCCGTTACATAACCGTTAAGCCCATTTAGAGCTTTCGCGTCAAGAGCATCAATTTGCTCTTGGCTCCAACCGGATTGCTTCAACACTTCTGCGATTGTCATGGTTCACTATTCTCCCGGATTTCCTTGTTGCCTTAATATGGTGGCTGTTGGCTTGTAGGCGTTGGCTGTGGCGGTGCTACCATCTTCGTCTGCGCCTCACCTATCGCCTGCACGATTTTGTTCAATTCGGCAGCGATCTGTGGATAGGCTTGCGCGATCTCTTGCGCTACTTGGCTCCATTTACCTAAAAGCATTTGGATTTGATTTGCTGGACCCTGAGACGGTGGGCCTTGCTGACCCCCACCATCAGGAGGTGGGGGAGGAGGGGCAGCACCCGCTCCTTGAGGAGGAGCGCCGCCCTGTTGATCCGTAACTGGCATAGAATTCGTAGCCATGAATCTCTCCGTTAGATGGTTAGACTACGCCTTGATTGCGAGCTTCTTGCTGGTGCGCTTGCGGCCACGGCCCTTGTGTGCAGCCTTCTTAACGTGTGCTTTCTTTCCACCTACGTGACGCTTTGCCATGATGTTCTCCTTTGAAACTGGTTGGATTGTTTGGAACAAACGAAAAAGGCGGCTAGGCCAAATTCGCCTAGTCGCCAGTTGTTCCCTTTATAAGGAGGGGGCCGCGTGCTAATGTCTCGACGCCTTAACTTCTTGCGTCTTTATAAAAAGTAGAGCATATCGAGACGTTTGTCAAGTCTTTTTTACGTGTTTAGTGAACTTTTCTTCAAAATAATTTTACTTCGTCACTTTTTCTCTAAAGTTTGGTATAATAGAGGTGTCGGGGTTGCTGCCCCGGCAAAGCCTAAGCCGTCAAAGGAGGACGACCATGACACCCCTATCTGTTCCATTATACGCCGAAAATCCTATTCTTCCAGAATGGTCCATTGTTAATTTTTCGTTTGATTCTGATGGTTTTGAATTAGACGAAGATTTTATTGATGATGACAATCGGGAATCTTTGCCTTCAATAAGAGAAATACTTGAAGATAACGATGCTGAACTCCACCATAAGATTTGTACCAGATGTAAGAAATAGGATAAATTCTAGGAGTTTTAGGAAGCGTCACCCTGAAAGAAGAATTTCTTCAAAGAAATCGTCTAGGGTGAAGTATTGGGCGACAACTGCTGTTTCGAGATGCAAACTACGCTCTAAAAATGAGGATATTCCATTCGGATTTACGAAGGAAGATATATTACCACTACCTGAGTTTTGCCCTATATTGGGAATAAAATTGATTTACGACGGAAAAGGAGAACGTCGTTGCTGGGCTAGTATCGACAGGATAATTCCATCTGTAGGGTATTTGTCAGGAAATGTTCGGGTGATCTCTATGGCTGCAAATATGGCAAAATCTGACGGAATTGGCGATATACTTCCAGTAAAGTCCATACTGAAACCAAAACCTCCGATACCAAACCAGCCGTCTCTATTTGACGGCCTGTAGGCGCAGGATTATAATCGAATTGGAGAGAAAATGAAACCGTATTATTCTCATGCTGGAATCGAAATTTACCTCGGAAATTGCAAAGAAGTCATTCCAACACTACCCAAGTGCGACCTGCTTCTGACAGACCCACCGTACAAACTGGTCGCCTCCGGGGGGGCATAGGAGCTAAACGAGAGTACCTTGCCTCTATAGATGGTGAGCTTGACGACGGGTTCGATACAAGTATTCTAATGCCATTCAAGAATTGGATGGTCTTCTGCGCTAAACAGCAACTTCAAGAAATGCTTTCCCTTGCCTCTCAAAGAAGATGGATGCTCTTGACTTGGAATAAACCGAATCCTACGCCTTTGGTCAATGCGAACTACCTTCCAGACACAGAGTATATCGTCCATTCCTTCGAGGATTCATCCTGCCTCTTTGGAGGATACGAATCACGTAGCAGATATATTATTTGTCCAGCAGAGCAAAACGGATGGATGGGACACCCGACAGTAAAACCCCTCTCCGTTATGCTACGGCTAGTATCAGTTGCAAGCGGAGAGGGGCAAACAATCATTGATCCGTTTTGTGGAAGTGGTACGACACTGGTAGCAGCCAAGAAACTAGGACGAAAAGCAATCGGTATCGAAATCCGCGAAGATTATGCCGAACTCGCCGCTAAACGTCTTTCTCAAGAAGTGTTCGACTTCGGATAGCCTACAGTTCCTTGTCTCCCACTCCTATCATTTTACGTATTTCAGTGGATTGATCTGTTGTCAGCTTTGTCCTTTGCTCTACGTTTATGCCTTGGATTGATCCGTTATTGTACAAGGTTACTGACTTACCATTGGCTTTGATCGACTTTAAAACATCATCTATCTCTGAAACGCTACCTTCTACGGAAAACTCGGTAAGAAGGTAATCTTTTTGTATCTTAACTTTGATTGCCATTTTCTCTCCTAATGTGTTTGGTTTGTACTACTTAGCTCTCTTTTACGACCTGACGTGGAACTCCACCCGCTGCTCCTTTTTGGGATATGCGAGGTTGGCGTTGTCCCGATGGAGGACGACCACCACCATGCTGTCCACCGCTCTTTCCTCCACTACCTCCATGACCACCCTCTTGTCCTCCACCCATCAAAATAGAAGGATCGATTCCTGCCGCTTTAAGGGCTTTCATTACCTCAATCTGGCTCATAATTTCCATCTTTTTAAGTTGGGCTTGCTCTTTGAAACTCTTCTCAATTTCCTGCTCAGGGTTGGCTATGTCTAACTTTTTAAAGACAGTTAGCCAACTGATCGGGCATCCGGGAGTGCGTTTCAGTTGAAGAAACTTCAATTGCTCTTGCGCCTGTGTGATTTTAAGAAGTGTGCTAGGAACAGAAACAAGTCGGAGCTTCTTTACAAAGAACTTCGCTCTGGTCAGACGGTCGTACATGGATGGAGTAGTAGGGAATTGTCCACTAAACAATTCGTCTGGCAAGTGACTAGGAACCATATCGTCTGGATTATAATCAAACATTTCCTTAGCAATATGGTCTGGTCCTACATATTCGATAAGACGCGCAGCATCCATCCATTGAGGAATGAGGCTCTTCATCCTCTCTCCTATGCGCTTATTGGCTTTTTCAATCCTCATCGCAATCCCCTTGGCGATAGGACCGATTGCCTCTAATTGTTTGTCCGCAGAATCCCCGTTCATGTTGATTTTTAAGTTGGCAAGGTTCCCAACATCATTCAACCCAAGCTGCGCTAACTCTTTATCTCCTAAGTATTTAAGGTACGTTTCGTTAATTCCAGTCACTCTCACTGAATCTGGGAGTAGCGATTGGAATGTCTTTGTCGGCTCTCCACCCGCTAATCCTAGTCTTACATCAGGCTCAAATATATCAAAATGCTCAATCTCCGATCCTCCGTTTGTATCCAAATCGTACCCCATTGGAGGATTCATCCCTGCCGTAAGAACCTGATCCATCAGCCTTTCATGCTTCCTAATCGTGTTCTCAATTGACGCTACATCCCCTACTAATGACCGTCCTAGCGGTTCCCATGCCCAATCATCCACTGTATACTGAATGACTGGTATTTTGGAGTCCCAATCGAAGGAAGTACCGTCATACATCGGCCTGTCCAGTCCTGAAGACGTAATGATGAGCCGTAGGTTAGGGTAGATTCTACAATCTTCAGGCATCGCTGGACGACTGTATGGTTTTCCATCCCTCATCCCTCCAAAAATAGGCTGTCCCATAGACGGGACTTTATAGAACCAGGACGTTCCCGGATCACCCATCTGCATCTCTTTTCCCGTAGTGTTGATCCGTATGTCTCTAATAAATGTGTATCTTATCTCTGTGTACAGGTTTCCAAAACTCCGGCTCTGTACATCCCCAACCATTCCATAACGAAACGTAGCAGCAAAATCCTGCCGCTGTGCCTGAATTAAAGTTTTGTAATTATTTCTTCCAACTGTTTGAAGTTGGCCTTGGAATAGAGGAAATTTCGCACTCGCCTCTGCAATGGGCATATAATCATAAACCGTGCAAGCATAACAATCTTGAATATCGTTTGACCCAGGTATCTGGACTGGAACTACATCTAATAGCCCTAGCGCATCAAATGTCATTTCTCTTGGTCCAAATCCGTACTCTGTCGGACGAACTTTAGGCCATAAATATCCAATGCCGCAAACTGTTGCGTACTGCAAAACTTTTAGGATTTGGTAGGGAAAATCTGACTCTAAATAAACACATTTGCTTACCTTTGTAAGCATCTCTGCCATTGCTTTATAGGCAGGTACGTCTGAGCTAAACCCCGCAATTTCACGTACTTCCGCAAGGGTTTCGCAGAATTTCCGAATGTTGTATTTTAACTGATTTGTGACTAGCGTACTTTTTGTTTTATCGTTAAAAACTCCATCAAACACACGCAGATTTCTATTCAGATTCCTATAGGCTGAGGAGCCAGATAAATAACCCTCACCCTCCGAAATACATTCTTCTACCCATGCTATTTTTACGCTCGCGGGAGCTTCCCATGGCGGGCATTGCCACGAAACTGTCTCTACATCGTTCGCCACATAATCTCACAATCCTCCCGGTACACTGTTGAGTTCCGGTTCCCAAGCCGAAACATGACTAAACGCATGATATACTAAATTTTGTCTACTGTCTACTGTTTTCTTTTGTATATCCCGTGGTAGTTCTCGTATACCCATTTGTTTGCGTCTTCTGGACTCAATCTCAGAATCTCATTCTTGTTTTCAAACAGAAACTTCGCCAGATCGTCAACTTCCTCTTTCCATCCTTCAGTCTGAGGCCACGCTTTATTATAGTCATCTAAAGTTGCCCCTGAGTACGTAGAAGCGTACTCCTCAAATGTTGGAGGTTCCCACGGTTTCAGTTCTTGCATCGGTCCCAAATCTATTGGTTGCATTTTCTCTCCCGTCTACCGGACTTGTTCAAAAGCCTCGGCGTGAAGGTACGATTCCCGCTCAAAAGCTGTTGGGTCTGTCCTGTTTGCGTTACGTTCCAATGCGCGTCTCATGAACTCCCGATTTGTATTGTTCCTAGCGTTTGCGTATTTCGTCCTCATCTCTGATCTGATCTCGCTTGCAAACTCATTTTCAATCGCACCACGCTCGGCCTGTTGACGATTATGATCGACCCTCTCCTGACGCCTCTGAAGTTCCGAGTACCTCTCAGCCTCGTGAACATTATTGCAAACGATTTTCTCGTATCCTCTCGGCGCAGGACAATTCTCAGGCATCCCGCTCATTACTTTTCCAGAAGAGTCACGATAAAAAACAGGTTTCCTACCCAGTTGCGCCGCCCCTCGACTCCAAGACTTCGGCCTCAGATCATACGCCATATCCGACGCTCGATTGGAAATCCTCATCCATATATAGAGGATAGCGTTTTTGAATCCTGGTCCGCGCATAGGATAATCTCTTGAAGTCATCCAATCTATACCGCACCAGTGACTCACATCTTCGATTACGTCCTTGTTCTCTAGGAAATACGTTCCGTTGTATACAAACCACTTCCCGTTCTGAAACCAGCAACACTCCATCCTACCTTCATGCCAAACAATTACTTTTTGAGAATCCTGCGCGGGTACACGTTTCTTGACACTCACCCAAACCTTAGACGCCTTCAAAGCACGCGCCTGTTCCTTGCGCTCTTGCTTTAGATCTTCCAGTTCCGCCTTGAGTTTCAACGCCCGTAGTTCTATGATTCCTTGTGCTCTAGGCATTTGTTCCTTTCATCCATGCGAACGCATGAGGCGTGCAGTTCTTGTAAGGTGTTATTGCATCAGAGTTTACTTGAATAAATGTGTAGTTTCCCGGTAAAGCATTGTTTATCGCTATTCCATAATATTCTTCTTTTGTCCATTTAGGTGATTTTGGTACTCTATACGCGATTGTACCGCCTCTCTTTTCGATCTTGTAGCGTACTAGATCGCCTGTACGAAAAGGAACAGTTGTCGGGGCTACGCGAACATACTTGTAACTACCACCAGAAGTAAATTTTTGCTCATTATAAACCTTTTGAATTTTTTCCAGTGCGATTGGACTATTGGATTCTGGATAGTATTCCGGCACCATATTGTTCAACAACTTTGGCGCAACCACTGCCGTGGCCGCTCCAATACCTAAGAACTTGAAAAATGATCTGCGGTTCATGATGCCTCCTCTATCCATCCGGGTTGCCCCTTATTGCTACCAGCCATACGTTCCCTTGATTTTCTATCAGCCCTCACTACTTCACTTTTTGCAGGGTCGTTTAGCATGGAATCTAGAAACTTTCTCAGATTCTTCGGCTTTGCATCCTCACACCCTGTAGGAGCAAAGGATACAAACATCTGCCCATCATCTCGAATTGCGGTGAGAAATGACATAAAGTCACCCTCATTCCCTTCTTCAGGCGCATCGTCTCTGGTGTCTACATAAAAGACGTTTTCTCTTAGATTAGTTCTTAGCCATCTCATCGTCCATCCTCCAACTGTAGTTTCTGTCCTACGCTACTCTCAATCTGCACTTTTTCAAATCCCTTGACCTTTATTGCATCGTACCCTTCACCGCTCTCCGCCCTCTTAAATCCTAGAATACCTATGTTCGGCGGAGCTATACGCTTGTACTTTTCCTTGTCGCGCTGGAACATTTCTTCTGTTAGAAGTTCTCCTGTTACATCGTCTCTGCACTTTTCTCCACGTTCCAGTGCAAGTTTACCATACGGCGTGGTCATCAAGTGCATAAAGTTATCACTAAACTTCATTTTCTTAATGGACTCAAGTGTCGCCGCATGACGCTCTGGATAAGTCATATCCGCAGGATTTTTCTTTCTCCCCTGCCTTACCTGTTGCTCACGATGTTCGTAGAAGTCCCGTTCGTCTATCTTACGCTTACGAAGCTCCGCATAACGAGGTTGAATCCTAGTCCACTGGAGTTTATCAAACTTTGACCGCTCTCCTAGTTTTTCAATATCTCTATTACCCCAATAGAATAATGGACCCCAAGCCTTATATTTGATTACCAGTTCAAACTCGTCCGTTCCTCTGCATTGAATAGAACCACGGTCCCACACTAACGTTGTCCACTGTGTCCAGAGGATGAAACAGTTCTCGTGTTCATTAAGACGCTTAGTGAGTTTAAAATACTTCATTTCACTCTCCACACTCTATAATCTCCGTTATCTAGTTTCCTGACTTCATGTCTACGATTGTTATTACGACCCCATTCTCCAATTACGAAGTGCATTGGAAACTCTTTATCTAGGATCACAAATGAGTCGTTAATCTCAAGAGATAGAAATTGAGGGAATCTCTCCTCAAGAGGTGTTATTTTTATTGGAGGGATTGGTATTCCATGTTCAATCTTATTTTCGATCATATTATCTCCTCATCAGCGAGTTGATTCCGTCTCGCGTTCCTTGATGCGCTCGATTGTACGAAGTCAATAGTTCGTGGTCTGGAGCAAAACCATCGTTTTCTTTCCTTGGCTTATTGGTCAAATCTACGATGTGTCCTCCGTCTGCTCCGTACTTGGATACACGGTCGTAATCGCTCTGTGTAGTCTGTTCCTGCACTATCTCAGATGGTTTAGCCGCTATCTCTACAGGCTCGTCACTACGCTTCCTGTCGTTCCACCACTGGATGATTCCCATTGTTCCTCCCCGCTACAAAATCTGCAAACCGCAAAAGCATTGCCGCCTCTTGCTCTAGCTTTGCTGCGATCCGTATCTGAATACGATTGCTTTTTTCTTCCTCTACCCTGCTCTGCATCGGGAACTTCCGTCCCATCATTTGCTGTGCCAGTTGATGAGCCGATTTACGATCTGCGTCGGAAGAAGGCGCTTGTGTATAACTCTTGCGAGATTCAGCGTACTTCGTCTTCTCATGCGCTTCTTTGCGGAGCCATTGTTCTATCTCTGTGGCTGTATCCATCACCATTCTCCCACTGAAAACGCGTTGCTCATGCACCTACCCTTGTTTGGGTCCGACTTCTTCTTAATAGGAACATCATACCTCTTCTTAGCGCGTTCAGTCAAAATATCCATATCATGAGCAGTAAAATATGACTGTGCAGCCGCCCTAACTCTGTCGTCATGTTGTCCAGACCTATGCTCCATCTTCGATTTACCACTCGTAGCGTGACGCTCTAATGTCTTCAGTTCCTCTATCAACCACCTAGACGACGGAATATACCATCCACCGTTTACGGCTTCTACAAATCGTGTCATGAGAATAGGAACACTCCACGAACTAGACCACCATCCTTCGTGACTTCCCATATCTTGCTTGATTTTCTTTGAATCATATCTCCTTGGCTTGTGATGGTTCATAAAACCCATCATCTTTAACTGATGCTGGCAAGTTTCTCCCGGCCTTCCGATCTGCTCAATAACATACTTCATACCCCTACTATCAGGGCAGCACGGTCCATATAGCGCACCTAAACAAGCCGCAAAAGCTACAACTTGGGCTGCGTTCACTTTATTAGAAGTAAACTCACAGACCTGCTTATCTGCTTCTCCGTGAAACCTGTTATTCGCCACAGATAAGATAGTCCTATCCTCATCCTCTTTTCCTAAACCATCAGCGGTATCAATTCCACATGAGTAATACTGTCCTTTTATTGGCTCCTCATAAATAAGAATACGGTCCATAGTATTACGTTCCACCTCCTCGTCTAATGGTAGAAGTGGTATCATTTCCCATTCGTACTTCTGACCTCTGTGAGATTTCCATTCTACATTTATAACTTGTTGATGTTTATCTATCATTGAAGGGTCTGGATAGAATATTTCGTCAATGTCATGACCGATCACAGCATATTCAAGTACAGGGTTTATCCTTTTCTTAACGTCTCCTTTAATTTCATATATATTTTCTTCTATTTCTCCAATAACTTCCGGCTCAAAGATAGAATCGTGTTTTCCTGTCAGAGATTCATGGTCATCCGCTGGCATTTGCGATGCCCATGTCTTCTGCGTATGATTCTTGCAAGCCTGATTATAATTGAACTCCCAAAACCACTGCTGCTCAATCGGCATTCTATAATCGTAACCAGCCACTCTCGCTAAGTACGGAGTGTTGCGTATATACGACTCGCAGCGTGTAATATGTCTTCGCGTTACTTCGCTTGGTCTCCAACTGTTTTCTAAAGGAAATTTCCTAATCCAATCTTCTTGAGGATAAATCTCTGGACACATAGGCCAAGGAATAAACATCGGGAACAGTCTTGATTGTCCTTTAGGCCAATCTTCTTTAGCTGCTCTCCATGTGTCAGCAAGCCACCCTGTACTCCCTCCTCCTGTTCCCTCAAGAGCCATGAATAGGTTCTTGGATGAGTGAGCGGCTCGGAATAATCCCTCTTCGATTGTTTTTATAGGGTCTGGGATGTCCGCTATCTCAGAAAGGTGAACGCAGTTATGTACTGCACATTGATCTGTGGTGAATGAGTGATCCTCGTCTTCTACTTCTATATCCCAATACTCATCGGCATAATCATTTAATGCCGACTCAACCATAATCTCTACACTTTCTCCATCTGCACCATAGCGCCAATGACGTGCTTCTCCGTTTTTTAGCGGTTGAGTAAAGTATCCAAACATTGAACGATAGTGATAAGCAGTAGGTCCAGTAAGAGCTAATCTCCATACGTCCTTACGAACAGATTTATCGTGCTTAGATTTCTCCTTCGGATTAAAGTATACTGAAGACCATCCTATACCAAGAGACGCTACCATATCTCGCATTTGAAGAATCAACTGCTGACAAATAGAAGGAGCAATAACTATATTACGATCTTCGCAGGTTGATCCATCTCCTTCTAAATATCCATTCACTAATCCAAGGCAAAACTCTCTCCCGGCATTCCATACCCAATCAGGGATTGTCTTCTTATCTGTCCTGCCGAAGTTTTCCGCTATCCATCTAGCGAACCATGCACAGCTTACGGTAATGCTTGCCCCGTTTCCTTTATTCTTCTTTTTGGAATTGATATTTTGTTTTTCTCCAAAATACTTACGTAGACACCTTTCTCTGTCTTCCATTTCGTTTGCATGAATACTAAACACGACCTCTGACAGATACTTCTTATTCACGGTGGTCGTTCCGTGGCACGTACCTTCAGCTAGGTAAAAACCACACAGATACCCTAACCCTGATGTAAGGTTGACGTTAAAACGTATTTTCTTATCTTCTCGTATTTTACCTCTTCTATAAAGGTAGGTTTCAAACGATTTTATTTCGTCTGTAATTTTTCGTAACGGGTGAACAACGTAATCTCCAACGCTTATCTCTGCGGCCTCTACCCACCCATCAGGAGTTTTAATTAGGTGTTCAGGTGTACATTTTAGACTACTGTGATGTCCCCATAATTTAATTGACCGTGCCACATCTGGTTCACGCTTCGTTTTGAATGCTGCCTTTACTTTCACAAGTTTCCCTGTGTGCGTAATTACAGTATCATCTTCGGTGATGCTGGAGATTGGCTTAACAAACCCATCAGCAACACGAATAAGTGAATCTGGTGTTAAACAACTTGGTGTCCATCCTTGAGCTAGTCCCGTAGCTTGCATACCTGACTGTACAGAAAGAATCGAACCATTAGAGAATCCCTTTTTTGGGGTTCTGTACGGAACTAACCAAAATGGACACCTTTCATACGCTGTATCAATAATCCTTGAGATAAGTTGCGATGCTTCCGCTTTAACTGAGGCCATAATAGCCTGAGTATGTGGAAGGAAAAGCATTCTGTGAAGAAACTTCAAAGCAGTTTGGGTAGTGATCCCTAATTGCCTTCCTTTAAGTATAAGGAGTTCAATAGACACTTGTTTCTCATCAAAATCCGCAATGACGGAATTATATATCCTTTGAGACATACGTGGTGCAAATTTATAAATCTGCCCTTTTTCGTCACAATTTCGACTTGCATATCCGTATACTATATAATTTCCTGTTTCTGTTGTAAGTGCAAAAACTTCACCTTCTCCATCTGGTTCTATATTCACAACCTTATCTCCAAAAGCTCTCATTGACTTAAATATTAGCTTCTCCATCGACCATGCTCTTACAGGTTTGCACCAGCACAAGAATTTAGCTTTACCTGTTAATTCACCATTGATGCGAACACAGTAATCGTTCCACCCTACATACTCTTGTACGATGTGACTTTTACCGCTCTTAAATTTTTGTTTGAAGTCGAACATCTTCATTGATTCAACGAGTTTAGCGTGAACTTCTGGGTTATGACTCTTATACTGCGAAATCATTCCTCGTGATCCTTCTCCGTCGTACATACCTCCCAACCACGCAGCGGTCCATGGATCAGGCGGATCGTTTGGATAAACATCAACTATTTTTCTGAGTGTTTTACCTATCCTAGCTTTTATCCAAGGATATAAACTTCGGTCATGTTCTCCACTAGACCATAAATGATCTGGTGTGCATCTTATAACATCTCCCGATTCCATCGTTACTTTAATTATTGGACGTATACATTTATGAACCGATGTAACTTTAGTTCTTACAATGTGCTCTAATTTCGTGGTGCGTTGACGACCACGCGAATTCAACGTGGCATTAGGCGTGTTCTTCAAAGGTTTTCTTTCAAAACCTATAATTTCATCTCCTGGTATTATTTCACCGATAGGCTTAAAAGAAAAGTCAGACATCCATATTGGTGCTTCTGCTGGACAACACACATACGCATAGTTTAGTTCCCAATAAAGGCTGTCCAAGCCACAAAGAACCTGCTCGTTTTCTACCCAATGGGATATTTCTTTTCTTCTTTTCTCTGTCATAGGTGCGACAGATTCAATCCATGAACCTTTGCTGTTACTTCCTATTTTCACTACAGAATCTACGTATGACTTAAACTCGTTTACTTGATCTAAGGTATGGCGCACTGGTCGCCAACCTTCTTTCGATTCAAAAAGGTCAAGATTGGCTTCGATAATCTTTTCGCTATACAAAATCTACCTCGCTAAACTCCTAGTGCTCTTGGGAACCCACGACGGAAGCAACCCTAGTATCCGTCTCCCGTATGCAACCTCATTTTCGTCCAGACAGTCTTTCAAATCATCAACCGAATCAAAGATTTGCCGGTTATCAAAAGAAACAAAATGAGCTTCCAACGTGTCATAAAAGCAAAACTCCCGCGACCATTCAAGATCATGCGGGTCTGTTGCTATCTGTTTTCCTAAATCTATGAATCGTATCAATCGTTATCCTTTCTATGCACTGGACATATTTCTTTTGTCTTGGGAGTCCAACAATTACATTTATCGCTCAGGAAAGAATTTAGGAGTTCATTGGCTTCCAATACGGTATTTCCATACGCGCAAAATCCACACTTCTTTCCATTCTCTACGATTACCGCCCTAGAGTAATACGTAGTATGAGTACCAAATTTACTCTTACCCGACCTACTCCACGAAGTATCCTCATCAAATGATCTATTAGCCATCACCCCTCCAGCAACCGTTGTCTGATTGGCACAAGTTTGTCCTGAATCTCATTCGGACTAGGAAACAGATTCTCAAACCCATCATCATTATCTACTTCCGCGTCCACTACATTACCGCCACCATTGTTACTCTGACCACCACCATTACCGCCAAATACTGCAACCTGCTTGCCAATAAACGTTGGTCCTTTCGGCGATTGCAAAAATCCGTTGACTATATCCAACGCCTCTCTGTCCTTTACGCCTCCAGCCATCTTTGCGAACTTGATTCTATTCTTTGTGATCTCAGGATGACTCGATACCGCTAGAAACCTACTCTTATTCCAACTGTAGGTCTGCACCGCCATCTGAATAGCACCAAGTAAGTATATCGGATTCACTTTGGCTTTTATCATTATAGCTTCCCATGGCAATCTGTCCCTATCGCCAATAGGAATCTTATCGTAAACCCTCAGAAAATCCGCTACCACTTCATCGTTCGTTGCAAAACGCATAGCCTCAAGAGCGGTTCTTAGTCCGCCTTTGAGACTTTTTTTCAACATGGGGGTTATCTGTGGTAATGACTGCAACGCTTCCGGCTTTACCTTCAACCTCTTCAACGCTTGAAGTGTCCTGCTCTCCAACGCTGACAGCTTTGGGACTGGCATCAACGACTTTTTCTTTTTCAGGGTGATGGTCGATAATCCACTGTCGGCTTCGTTCTCCGACGATTCCTGCTTCTCCCTCTGGGTCTCCAATATCGGTGAGCCATTCGTCAATTGGGATATTATCTCCTGTTCCTTGCCGCTCTCGGATTTTATCCTCTTCGGTTGGGACTCTGCTAAGGACGGCTTCTTTTTGCTGTCCTGGTCTAGGCCAGTATCGAGTTCCTGCTTGCTTAAATTCTTCATTGAACCCTTCCAACGCTGTAGCTATTCGTTCAAAAGCATACGCAAGACGCTCTTCGTTTCCACTCATCACGCCTCCTTTGGCTCCATCTGCGACCTAATGATCTCAGGAACCATCGCCGCTATGATTCCAGATAATTTCTTGTTATTGTCGTAGAACCGATCCATGTAGTGCTTTACGGCCCAATCAGCGTCCATATCTGGATAACGCGCCGTTACCTCGGCACGCACAGTATCCTCAAGCTCGATCATCGTCTCAAGTTTGGTCTTCAATTTACCCCCTGATAGTCGTTCTTGCGCTTAGGATGCTTCCATTCGTCCTCTTTAATAGGACACATCACTGGAGCAATCTGGTGCATCCCACGCTTACCAGACTCTCCGCAAATACGCTCACATTCGGCTTTCTTCTCTTGTTCGGTCATTTTACACCCATCCTCCGCCCATGTTCGCCAACTTTGGTCCTTCATCTTCCACTGGAGAATAATCCAAGTCTATCGCTCCCCCTACTGACGTATTAGGAACCATAGGAGCATTTTGAGCCGCAGGTACTAACCCTGGTAATGGATTAGAGTTTGTCATGTACAAAGCAGGATCAATAGGATTCTGTTCTATTGTCGGCATTGGTTGGTACGGTTGATTCATCCTAGCCGGATCGGAAAAATCTTGCATCGGCGTATTAAATGATTGCATCGGATACGATTGCATCGCTACTTGAGGATCAATTGTTCCTCGTAGCGCCTCTACGGTTTGAATCAGCCTTGGCATTCTAGCCTTTAGACGTGCAGCCATCTCATCATGATACGCTAGTTTTTCCGCTGTTTCTTCGTACTCTTTTTCTGCTGTAGAAAGAGCTTGTCTATAGACTTTAGATACTGTTTGGTTTTCCTTTGAGGCACGTTTCCTTCCCTTTTCCGAAGGAGTTACACGTAGCGCCTGTGGAGCCGCAGGAATATGCTCTGTAATGGGTTTTATATCTTCTTTGTAGATAAACGAAGAAGGAATAGGTTTTGGAGATTCATTGATTACGATAGGTGTAGGAGATGGTTCGGATGTTTCTCCTGTCTTTGAATTTACATAAGAATATCCTAAATCTTCTGGCTCTTCTTTTGTTTTCCCCCACCGCTTTTGAGCAGCAAGTTTGGCGATAGATGAACGCTGCTCCGGTGTTAATTTTTCCTTACGAGCGTTCCCGCCGTTCGATCCTCTTACGCTTTCAGACATTATCTCTCCCGGTGGTCCATTAATTCAATTCCTGCGGCTGCCCGTTTATCGGACTGTTAGCTGCGATGTGAGCGCCTCGTGTACGGGCGGAGCATCTGTCCCTCTTTCGAGGAGCCGCAGGATTTTCTCTGATGGTCGGATACATCAGAAATTCGGTTCGTTCTCTAGATCGACCGCCCCACCACCGATTACGGTCTGCTCCAACGAGGCGACTCCTGTGCGCCTCGTGTATTTTCTCTTGAGTCGCGCTGGCATTCTGGAATCTCCATCAGCCTCGCTAGGCTCTGGCAGTGGCTCAGGAACCTTGCTACGCTCTCGAACAGCCTCAAGGTCAAGCTCCTGCGGAATCTCCAGCTTCTCATCCACATCGAACGGAGTAACAATAACTGACTCTGTAGACGAAGGAATCTCTCCCTTGGGAGTGATATTGACGGTAAAATTGTCTTCTGTCGTATCCATCGCATACATTTTTAGGTTGATTGTAACCGTTCCTGAGTACCCTTGACCGTAACTGTCTGTGTCCCTCAAATTACATGAATACTTGAGTTTACGACGAATTTGATCGAGAACATCTTCGATAATTTCAGTCCCAGAAAGACCTTCAATGTTTACTTCTGCCATGAACTTCTCCTTTTTGAACCTGCTGTTTGGTGATTATACCGTTAGAATTCGTATTCGTCCTCTTCGTCTTTGGGTTTCCGTAGGCTTTTGCGGCTTATTTTCCTGTTTTTCTCGTACTTCTTCCGCAATTCCTCAAACTTCGCAATTGTTCCCTCTTGGGGTATAATTCCTCCGCTTTCAATACTTTGGATCGTCCTACGGCTCACCCCAACAATCTCCGATAAGAACTTCTGCGTAAGAGCATGATCCAATCTAAGCTGCTTCCATTGAGCCGAAATAGACTGCATTTCTCCCTTTATTTCAGTATCCATCACTCTCTTGTTCCGCCCCATGCTTGCCTCTCTTATCGTTTATATGCGCCCTGCTTGCAAATGTCAAGCCCTACTACCAGATTCCTTTGAAGATTCCTGCCGCCGCAAGTTCTTTCATCCGATCATCGAACCGCTTCCCATAGCAACTATACTTGAGACGTTGCTCAAGATGTACCATCTCGTGTACAAGGGTTGAATACCATAATTTCTTTGAAAACCGTAGTTTAGGACTGATCTGTATCCCAAAACGATCATTATTGCTGCGCCGTTTCCCTACCGTTCGATACCTAAACGTATGCCCTAGTCCGTCTATCGGACAAAACCTTAAAGATAAAGGAATAGGTAGTTTACCACTAAAGAACTTCTTGTCCAACCTTAGAAACTCTTGCATTAGGTAGGCATTGGTCCACTTTTTGACTGGTTTATTTGCTTTAGGCATCTTTCTTTTCCTTTGCCAGTTCCTCTTTCAACTGCGCCCACAATGGCTCCATGTCGATCCTATGCTTACCCGGATACCAACAGGACGGTCCTTGCGCCTTGATAACCTCATTGAGCGCATCTATCGCTTTTCCTACTTCACTAGGAATCCCATCATAGTCTCCGTTATCTGGAAGATCATCATCCCATTCACTACCATCTAATTCATGAAGATAATGAGGCTCTGCTATTACTACGTGCATCTCTGGTTCCTCGCCACGCTTCTGTGCCTCTTCGAGTTGCCAGTACATATCGTCTAATAGTTCGTCTTTGCTCCAATAATACTTATCTTTCTTATCGTCACAAGTAGGAGTTACACCATCCCAATTGGCGATTGGCAAAGCATAATACTTTTCGCTATCTATCTTCGATTGGCACGACCGGCAGCGTGTTTCTCCTCGCCACATTATCGCTCCGCAAGAACACTTCTGATGCGTACAGCCAGACCACCGCGCCCCATGCTCACTGTTTGAATTGTCACCAGGATAGAAGTGTCCAAGACGTGATTTCCAACCCGGCATATCAACACGAGTCGCTGCTTCGTCGCTGTCATACATCACAACTTTTTCGTCTGTCATTTGATCCTCTCCCGTTAACTAGATTTGATTGATGCAATATAAAAATCATTCATGGTCTGATTCAAAGATAGCATAATCTCTAAATCTGCAAGAGTTCGCCTTTCCAATCTTTCTTTATAATCAGACTCATCTTTCTTTTCTTGCTCTATCTTCTCTTTCCGTATCTCCGGGTAGATGTTCATGACGATTTTCCATATAGCTACACTTGCATCTAAAGATAGTATGTATACCCAAGGTCTACCTGACTTCTTACCACACGCAAAACATTTCACATCACCAGCAGCCTCATCCCAATCATTCATCCAGTTATGTAGTCCTGTTCCGCATAATAGGCGTTCTATTTCAGTTCGAGTTGTAGACGACGCAAGATCAAATATGTTTTCAGTCGAAATATTGGTCATTTATTACCTCACCAAACGATATTCATAGGCATTAGAGTCCACAATCTTGCGCTTATCAATCAAATGGCATCCGTACTCCGGCAACCGAAGATCACGAATACGGCTCTTCACAGAGGAATCACAGACAAAATGACCGCCCTGTATAATCTTAGTCTGGATAGCCCAAGGAGTCATCCATCTATTACCGTGCATGATCCGAAGTACCATACCGTTCAACGTCTTGCGACTCGGCTCTACAGCATTGAAGTTGTACTTTTCCCTCGCTATTTTCTCTGCGTTCTCATACCCGAAGTCTACTAGAAAATCGTATCCTTTGCTCTCAAGGAAATCAGCCGCACGTTTAACTTGCGGTGATACCTTCACATTGTTTTCCTTGCACCATTCCTGAAGTTCGCTCAATTTTCCTCTCCTCTTCCCAGTGCCTCAACTTCGCAGCACATGAGTTTGAACAACATCTGCGGATACCTTCTGGCATCCTATTCATTTCACGAACTTTCCACGTAAATAACTTGAAGCACCATGTACATCTGAGATTCAAAGTTATCATCGCGTATGTGTGTTTACTCTCCCCGCACTTGCAAAGCGTCCTGCCATCTAACCGGAATCTATGACACTCTGAGCAGATAGCCGCCATGTTTACTTTTCTATTCCATTCCAGTTTCCCACTACACGTTCCACACTCGCAGCGATAGGGTACGTACTGAGAGTCTTCTTATGAACTCGGCAATTTGGGTCCAAAGACGTTACCATGATCCCTTGCAAATCGTAAGGCTCTCCGTTGTTATGACAGGAACACTTTGCCTCTGGAGACCACTTTGCAGTAGTCTCCACTATATCGTCATCCTCGTTTTCGATCCATCGTCTCATAGAAAACTATCCTCTTCCGTCGTCAAAGTAGTGTGTTTTGTGTGCATTTTCTTTCCTATCCCGATATAAATTCAACTAAACAAACCCATTTGTTTACCGCTTAAACAGTGTGGACTAAACCAAATCCTTTCGCGCTTAGAATTTTCCTCTGCTATGCCTCCAGTCGCTGCATAACCAGATTGCGCCTTCCACGCGAAACAATCCCAAGATTCCGGCATTTCATATTCTCCTTCATATCCACATAAGGCTATTCTCATATCCTTATTATTTCCGTTATCAATAGCCCACTCTCTAACATCTTTACATATCCCTTCTCCAATTCCTCCTGCCGCATATTGTAAATTTCCTGTTTCATAAGGAGGGTCAAGAAAAACACCAGTAGTCCCATGCCTGAATGTTACAGAAGGAGTAGTTACTCTTGACCAATCTCCGCAACATACACGCACTCGGCGTAAGCGTTCCGCTAGTTCATTCATGTATTGCAATAAGTACTCTCGTGTTTCTCCACCCGCGTCCCCAAGGTGCGGTAGCTGCCTGTTCACCCCGCGTCCCGCGTTCCCAAGATGCGGTAGCTTTGCCGCGCACCATCCCGATCCAATCCATGTACACTGACCATATACCCATCTTCCTGCTATCAATGGATCATAGTAGTCAATGTCTGTTTTCATTCGCTCACGAAACTCTTCTCGTGTCACCAACCATAAATGAATTGCGTGTTGATCTGCCTCGTTTACTGGTCTATCAGCCGCGTCCGCTACCGCATCAGGATCGTTCTGTAGAGACCTCCAAAAATTTGCCAATAAACAATCAAGATCGTTTACTGTTTCTATCTTTGGCTCCGTAGGCCGACCTAACAACACTGCAAGGGAACCTGCAAATGGTTCTACATAATTCGCAACATCCCCAAATCTATCCCATACTATAGAAGATACTCTCGACTTACCTCCAAAATACGGAAATGGAGATTTAAGCGGAACGTTCATTTATTCTCCTTATTTCGTAGTAAGGTTTCACTTCCATACTCTCTCATAAGCGCAGGAGAATGTCAAGGTTTTTCTGCGCCTATTTTCACGCAATCAGGCCACTTGGGGCACTGCGGTACTTGCCCTGTATGCTCCATCACGTACTTTCCGTGCTTCACACACTCTCCACCAGCCCTATGCTCCCCATCGTGTCCTTTTTGTAACACACACGAAAAGTACGCTCCCCAACGAGGGATGAAACTTGCCGCGTACTCTCCGCACCGGTCGTCCATTACTTACCTAACTCCTGGCCGCGCCGGTAGGCTTCGAGTTCATTCAATAATTCTTGAGCCATCTTATCTCCTACAAGTGAAACACGACTCCCGTTCGGCTGGTGTTTACGAAGCCATTGGTCTATAATTTCTCTTTCGGATTGAATATCTTCCGGCTTTGGGATTATCGCCCGATGTACTCCCTCGCATTCAGGGCAAAGCCAATCGTTATTAACCGTTACACCGCTGTCAAGTAAAGCTTTCTCAATAGGACATACTTCCGTATCCGGCGCTAGGAATTCTATCCTTTGCCATTCGACGATTATATCCGTTGTGTATTGAGTAGATGGTATCTGATTAAAATGTTCTATTTGCTCTTTCGTTGGAAGAATCGGGTGCTCCGACAGCCAGCGCAGAGCCGCTTCTAGGGCCATTTTGGTCTGAGTGTCAAACAGGTATTGTTCAATATTCAGACGCATCGTTGCAGTGGCGTCTTTTGCCGCCATCAGCATCCCTTCTGGTACAACAATCTTGTCGCTCATCCCGTATTTCCTCCTCGTAAAATCTTCCAGGCTAATCGAAGGAATCTTGTCGCTCATCGCTAACCTTCCTTCCGCACGCCCACTGAACTCCGGTTTCAATAAAAACCCGCGCGGCCTTCCATGTCTCATCTAAACCGAGGTATGAAATTATCCTGAACCCCGGTATTCCGATGATCGCGTAGTAAACTCCATCCCACTGAATCCACGCATGGCACTCAATTGCCTCGGGGAAACGTCGTCTAACCCAATCGCGGTCGCTCATCGTTTTCCCTCCAACTCCCACCGCAGAAACTTCAACGCCATCAAAGTCTTCCTGTACTCAACCATCCCCAAAACATCGTCCACTCGCTCAAGAAACCTACTGTTTACTATCTTTGGCATTCCCTAATTTTCTCCCCCATTTAGGCCATCCATCCGTGAAACCTTTGTATATTAGAATTCCATATTGCAATAAAACAACTACAATAAGAACTCCTGCAACAATGTTCTTCATTTCTTTACCAACCCTTTCTCTGTTGCCTTACAGCCTTTGTTCCAAACTACTGTGTTATCCTGTAGAGATTTATTACGTCTTCGTCTTTCCTGTGCGCATCCCGGACAGCCGGTAATCGGATCACATAGACCGTCCTCTGATTTAACCATCATATAGCATCCTTCTTCTAATTCTTCTCCGGTATCATGATTATACTCTGGTGTTTTCGTCTTCCTAAGCGATTCATGTTTTCCGGCATTCCTATACACAACTAATTCAGCCAAGCACTCCTGTACCTCTTCTGAGATGTTGCACATCATCGGATCGTAGGCCAACTGGTATAGACGCTCATCGGATACGGTCATTTATCCATCCCCTTCAAAATTGCCTCAAAAACCATCAATCCTAAAACCACTAGAACTGAATAAGCTAAACCATAAAACATCTTATCCATCATCGTCTCTCTCCCGTCAACACATCAAACAATTCAGTCAGCGCACAGTGAGTGCATTGCCACATTGTACACTTCCTGCCCCGCACGTCCATGTCTCCTAGTTCTTTCCATACGTGACCGAACCTGAGCCAGCACAAAAAGCGTTTCACTTTACACTCCCAGTAAAATCAAGAAAGTCCCACCACCTGTGGTCAAAATCATATACCGCTTCTGGTGGGCACGGATCAATTTTTCTGGTCGGCAACTTGCTCACCTTCTCGTTTTCAAAGTCGCCACCGTGATCCTTACAATACAGATGTTCTCCAATAAGGTGAAAGCATCGTGGGCAATGGGCGCTATCTTTTATTGTTTCCATTTTCTATACTTCTTTTCACATATACCACCTTTTCCTTTAAGACTGTATCGTTGTGGATTCTCTATGTAAATTGGAGCACTGTCCACAAAAGAATTAACCTCTGCGAACAGTTTACATGACTCTCGACACACTGGTCCGTTATCTACAGGGGTATAAGCAAGAGAATACATCTCAGAGATACATTGATATGTACGCTCAGTAAACATACTAGACTTATCCGCGTAATCAACTTTCCATCGCACCTGTTTTAGGATAATGTCAGTTGACGAAGTATCTTTTTTTGCGTCCAATATGGGTGCCGCAGTTTGAATAGAGTGGCAACCACACATCACAATCAAAATTAGTCCGGTAATTCTTATTTTCATTTCTCTCCCCATTTCCTATGCGGACGCTTCTCGCTCATTGACTCGCCTGTTACCTCTACCCCATCCGTCTCCTCACCCGTCGCCACCACTTTACCGCCACCACTCCCGCCAACCCTACCTGACGACGCCTGAGCCTTATGCCTCACCACAGGCTCCTCAATCTCCAGAACCCCAACTCCGCCAGTTTCAGTCATTCCTAATACCTCCCAGTCGTACCGCTTACACTTCTATATCTCGCGCCTTACGCGCTGCCGTCTCTGCAATAGGTTCTCCATTGACCGTCACCGGAATCCACGCCTTGCCCCCATCAGGCACCAGACGCTCCATGCACAACTCACGTAGCGTCTTCCCTGACGCCGCCGCATCCACCCTCAAAGACCGCATCATTTCTTCCGGAACATCACGCAAACTCAAAACCGCCATATATCCATCTCCTGATCTCTATGCTACATTTGTATCATGTGCTGCGCTCACTGTCAAGAAGAATTTTGCGCTGCTCTACGCCGCCCATCATTACCGGAACCCACACACCTCCCCCTGTCAGTCTCGATATAGGTACGGCTCGGTAAATCTTGCGGAAAAGGTAAACGAATCTTTCTAGCTTGCCTTTTTTGTTTTATAAATCCTTCGCGCACCAAAATCTTCGTTATAGATTGTGCTATCCATTCCTTTCCATACCTAGACAAAATTTTTTCAGCGTTGATCTGTTGTGCAATTTGTTTTGAGTTTTTTCCATCTAAATACAGTTCCTTTATTTTCTCTAAAACATATTCTTCGCCTTCCTTGGAGCCATACGGTTTTATCCCCTCACAGCGTCCCGTATTAGCCTTTATACGATCCCTTGCCATTTTCAATTGCGCCTTTTCGTATAAAAATTGAGTTCAACTAGCGTAGAACAGAAAATAATAACCTGTTCCCGCTTCATCCCTTTTAACCCGTTTTTCGCCAGCCGTCTGCGAATCACATCTACTCCATCTTCTCCTATCAACATCCACTGATCGAACAACTCTTTGCCCATCGGCGCTATTCCGTGGCAAAGATAGCAAAGCGTAACCAAATCTCCCATTTCATTATGCGTATAGCCGTCAATATGATGAACCTCAAGTTCGAGCGCCAAACCACACTTCACGCAGCGGTTTCCATCGCGCTCCAATACCTGTTTGCGAACTATCCTAAACACTGATTCAAATTTATCTCTACCGCCCATCACTCACCACTTTCTTTTCACGTACCCTCGGCTTGTTCCAATACGGAGATTTACACTTCGGACAGTGAACGGGTTTCTCTATCCGTTTTTGCCATTCATGACCACACCGCCCACACTTTACTAACAAATCTTTCAAATTCATACTCTTACCTCACTTGTTGTTATATTATCACACTTGTATTCTTATTACAACTATTTTCTTTTTATTTTTCTGCGCCACTATTCTCAATAAATTTTATATTATTTTTCTGCGCTTCTTGATTTCTAAGTTGTTTACTTACAACGACTTGAGGCGTCGTAGCCTTCGATGGTCGGCGTGGTGGTGGACAACTCGACTAGCAATTCTTACGCCACAATAAAGACAATTATAGTAACAATACTGCCATTATGGTACTCAAAAGGTAACTTTTATCCTCTTTTGGTAGAATCGGCTCTACCGCTCCGCTCCCTGTATCGATCCCATTGCACCCATAATCCCTAAATATGCGCCTAAATAGCCTGTTTATGGCCTTTACCGGCCTGTTGAGCGCTCCCGCGCCGATAGATGCGCCTGTACCGGCTCACAGCGCTCGCCGATGCGCCTTGACCGCGTTTTCTTGCGCCTGTTTCTTGATAGCGCTTAATCGAAGATCGTTGGTGGCAATAAAGGCGTTACTCCTCCTGTAATAAATACCGCGTTTAAGTGTGTACAAACGTAATTTAATTAAAGTTGAGCGGAACAAATAATAATCGGCGCGATGAAATAATAATCGGCGTCCGATGGAACAAATACAGGCTGCTCGAATAAAGATTATTTGCGACTGAGTGCGAGACCGCTGCGCGGTCCCTGCCGCTACCGCGTCCATAGTCTACCCTTTATAGTGTCTACCAGATAAGTAGTATTTAATTCCTATCGGCCTATGGGTTCCGCTCCCGCTATCCTATATATAGATGCACGCGGGCAGTGTCCCTTTATTCCTATCGCGCCTATAAAATCTAAGATGTTGATTCTACGCAACATAAATAAATGCTTCCCTAAATAGTGGTAAATGTTTTCTCTTTTCTTGGGGAAGTGGTAAATAAATACCACTCTGCTTTTAATCGTCTCTCATTAAAATCAACTATATACACGTTTATAGAGTTTGGCACGTTGCTTGCTAAGTATAGAGTGTTGTACAGGAGATTAACCGATGAAACTTGAGAATCCAAACCAGTACCCTTTGAACGTGAACGGCTTTGATTACACGCATCAGGCTTGGGTCGTGAATGGCTTGTATGAGTCTTGCGGTCACGATCAAACAAAGGTATCTTGCCATTGTTTTGGACGCATTCACGCTGGCGAGCGCTTTGCGCCTGATGCTGAAATTCACTAGACCTTTGTTTAACCGTCCGCCGAAGCGCATATCGGTAATTCATTTCGAGGTGATTTTATGAGCGTATCGCCAAAACAATTGACCGCGTTACTTGCAGCCATGATTCCTGCCCGTTTGCCTTTACTGATTACAGGTGCTCCGGGAGTAGGAAAGTCCGACATTATCGCACAAGCGGCTGCTAGTGCGGGAGCAGACCTTCTAATCTCACATCCTGCCGTAGCAGATCCTACCGATGCTAAAGGTCTCCCATGGCCGAAAGCCGATGGAAACACCGCCACTTTCCTGCCGTTTGGCGAACTGGCAACGGCAATAAATGCCGTTCGTCCTACTGTTTGGCTGCTTGACGATCTAGGTCAAGCAACTCCTGCTGTGCAAGCTAGCTTTATGCAACTTATCCTTGCGCGACGGGTAAACGGGCACATTCTGCCGGATTGCATTACCTTTGTTGCCGCGACGAATCGGCGCAGTGACCGCGCTGGAGTATCAGGGATTTTAGAGCCGGTAAAATCCCGGTTTGCCTGTATCGTTGACCTTGAAGCCAATATCGATGACTGGAGTACATGGGCATACGCTCATAGCGTTAGTCCTATGCTCATTGCATTTTTGCGCTTCCGCTCCGATCTTCTGTGCAACTTTCAAGCAACGGCAGACCTAACAAACTCGCCTGTTCCAAGAACGTGGTCGCACGTTGCCAAACTCGAAGCGCTCAACTTGCCCGCTGATATTGAGTCTGCCGCATTTTCCGGCGCAGTGGGAGAAGGCGCAGCGCTAGAGTACCTGTCTTTTCGGTCAATGTATCGGTCACTTGTCAACCTTGACGCGATTCTGTTAGCTCCCGATACTGCCGCAATTCCTAGCAAGCCTAGCGAATTGTATGCTGTATCGGTAGGACTCGCCGCCCGCGCAAACGATATGAACTTCAACCGTATCGCAACCTACGCCACTCGCCTCTACACCGAAGCGCAGCATGGAGAATTCGCTGTCTTGCTTATCCGTGACGCTATCCGCCGTGACGAAAAAATTCAGTACACCGATTCTTTCGTTCGTTTGAATAGCGGTCCTATCGGGCAATTGATAAGCGGCAGAGAGTAATTTTTATCCTTCCGCCATGCTGTAAACGTACCATAACCGATTATCAGGAGAATACGAAAATGACCACGAATGATCTTCATACACGCGCAATGCTCGTTAGCTTGCGTATCAGCGCATGGTCCGCCCGCAAGTATGACCGCAAAGTGTCTCAGGATACCGCAACCGCTCACGGAACCACTCTCGATGCGGGCAGGTACAATAAATGCCTGTTACCTGGCGATGCGCCAGCTTACAAAGCGCTGGTCTCGCACATTGCCAACTTGCGCGTGCTCAACTATGCGCAAACTCTGCCATGGTCCGATGACGGTTGGAGAATGCTCCCGGTGAAAAATTATCAGGCATACACTGATACCATTCGGCAAGGCTTTCACACTGCCGATAGTCTCTTGTCTGACTTCATTTCAGAGTATCCATCCTATCGGCTTGAGGCGCAGCGCGTTCTAAACGGAATGTTTCAGGACTCCGATTATCCTACAAATATCCGAGACCGCTACGAATGGACCGTGGAATACGCTCCAGTTCCGCAAGGTACTGACTTCCGCGTTACCCTTGCACAATCTGAGATTGATACCATTGCAGCCCGCACTGAAGCCCGCGTATCGCAAGCATTCACCGCTGCGATGACTGGCAAAGATGGAGCAGTAGACCGCTTGCGGAAAGTAGTTTCCGCGATAGTCGAAAAATGCTCTTCTCCTGATGCAATTTTCCGCGATACGCTTATCGGGAATGCGCGGGAATTGTGTGATGTGCTTACACGTTTGAACGTCACCGAAGATCCACAACTTGAAGCGCTCCGCCGTCAAACGGAACTCCTCGCTTCCACGGAACCTCAGACCTTGCGCGACAATGCCGATGTACGGCATGATACCGCAAAGCAAGCGCAGTCAATCCTCGATTCAATGAATGCAACGTATGGGAATATCTTCTAAATTCCTATCGGCCTGCCCGCTCCGTTATGCGGGCACATTTGACAATCGTTTGCCGTATCGAATACAGTTTAGCAAGCATGGACGCAAGCATTACGGGAAGGATTCTATGACCGCTCAAAGCAAAATGACCGCTGCCCGCGTTTCGTTAGTTTTAGACCAACCTTTTTTTGGTTCCCTTGCCTTATCCTTGAAGTTCAAAGAGGATACAAGCTGTGAGACCGCATGGACTGACGGGCGGTCCCTAGGCTACAATCCAGCTTTTATTGATTCCTTACCGCATGATAGGATTACCGCGTTAGTCGCGCATGAAGTGTTTCACTGTGCAATGGGTCACCCATGGCGGAGAGAAGCTCGCGATTCTAAAAATTGGAATATCGCCTGTGATTATTCCATAAATTCAGAATTACGTGATTCCGGCTTTACTTTGCCCGCTGGATCATTGTTTCCTAGTGTTTCGGGAAAATCGGCGGAATGGCATTATGCCCGCGTTCAACAGAATGACAAGCCGCAACCTAACGGCAATGGGAACGGTCAAGGGCAGGGCAATAATCCAGCGCAAGGGCAAAGCAAGCCGGACCCGCTCGGAGAAGTAAGGGACGCTCCCACTGGTCCCGACAGTGACGGTGAACCCGCTCCCACTGAGCAGGAATGGAAACAGAAGGCTAGTCAAGCCATGAACGCTGCTAAGATGTGCGGCAAATTGCCCGGTGGACTCGCAAGAACGGTCAAGGATTCACTCAAGGCTAAGATCGACGTTCGTTCCCTGTTACTCCGCTTCTTTTCAGAACGCTGCAATTCCGATTACTCTTGGAGCAGGCCGAACTCCCGGTATATCGCGCAAGGATTGTACCTGCCCGCTCTTGAGTCAAGGGAACTCGGAGAGATTGCAATAGGCATTGATACAAGCGGCAGCGTATCGGCAGAGTCTTTATCTTTTGCCCGTGGAACACTGGAAAGTATCATAGATGAACTTTCGCCACTTGCTGTAAACGTCTATTACTTTGATTCCGAAGTGTCCAGTGTTGACCGCTTTGATAAAGGCGATACTTTGACGTGGAAGCCTACCGGCTTCGGTGGAACTGATTTTAGGCCGGTACTGAAGGCGATTGAAGACGAAGGTACAGCGGTCTGCGCCGTTATGATTACTGACCTTGAAGGTCCGTTCCCTGAGAATTGCAATGTGCCGGTAATATGGCTTTCAACCGATGAACAGAATACCGCCCCCTTTGGCGAAACGGTTTATTTGAATCGCTGATTCCTACGCGGGCAGGGTAATCCCTTGCCCGTCACTGTTAATCGTTCCTAGTGGCCTTCCAGTTCGTTCTAAGGCTATCACGCAAGCATAACGCAAGCATCATCTACTAACGCTATGGGAGAGCGTAAGCAATGAAAATTCCACGTCCACCAACTAAACCACTCCAGTTATGGGACGATTACGTTAAGCAATCGCTGAAGGATCATCCTACCGTTATATGTATTGGATGCGGCAAGGAAACCGAAAATAGGCCGGGAATGCTGAACTATTGCGAACCTTGCAGAACGGCAGCGGCCTAACCTTTGATAGAAAACCAAATTGATTCCTACGCGCATAGGAGGCGCGAGCAATGAATAAAAGCGAACTGGTAGCACAGATCAAAACACTCTTAGCCGAGCGAGTAAGCAAGTGGAACGGCTTTACCTATTCACAGCGGCTCTCAGTGTGGAACGGCTTGACCTATTCACAGCGGCTCTCAGTGTGGAACGGCTTGGACGATTCACAGCGGCTCTCATGGTGGAACGGCTTGGACGATTCACAGCGGCTCTCATGGTGGAACGGCTTGGACGATTCACAGCGGCTCTCATGGTGGAACGGCTTGACCTATTCACAGCGGCTCTCATGGTGGAACGGCTTGGACGATTCACAGCGGCTCTCATGGTGGAACGGCTTGACCTATTCACAGCGGCTCTCAGTGTGGAACGGCTTGGACGATTCACAGCGGCTCTCATGGTGGAACGGCTTGACCTATTCACAGCGGCTCTCAGTGTGGAACGGCTTGGACGATTCACAGCGGCTCTCAGTGTGGAACGGCTTGGACGATTCACAGCGGCTCTCATGGTGGAACGGCTTGGACGATGAAGAATTGATGGACCTGCCAAAGTCAATACTGGAGTCAATCAAAGAATCACTCGAATAACCGTTTGATAGCGAACCAAACGGAACACGGAGGAATTGCTTTATGGTTATTATTGCGAAGGCTGGCGACGAGTACAGCACGGTTGCACCGCCCGAATTTCGTTTACTCGGACGCGCAAAGACCTGTAAAGTGGTCACAGAAGAGAATGAATCCAAAGTGCAAGCTATTTGCGCGGCCATTCTCAGGATGGGAAACTCAGTTCCTTGCGCGGCCATTGCAGAGGCAATTCAATACGAGCAGCCGGGAACTGAAAAGAATTTTGATGAGTGGTCTAACACCGCTATTGTCGAAGTTCCTACCATGCTGAAAGATTATTCCAACTTGCGGGAAGTGCGAGAAGCTGGACGCATTAACGCGATTATTTCCCGCGTTCGCGCTATCAAATGGCAGTTGCAAATTGACGCGGCATAACCTTTCAATTCTCAGGAGAAATGCTTTATGGAATACGGAATACTAGTAGTCGAAGCCGATGTAGAAGGAATCGGAGTTTGGGACCACTACCAGATTATCGGACCAGTGGACTCCATCGACGAAGCCCGCGAGATCGCACAGAATTACCTTGTCAATGGCCCAGAGTCCGGCTGCTTGGCTCCCGATAGGTTCGTTATCCATCGGCGCGGTCCCTGGGGATGGTACACAATCCGAGAGGTCGTTAACCTTTAACACGTTCTCAGTTGATAGGGAACCAAACCGTTTTTAATTCCTATGCGAATAGGAAAATGCAAGCAGGGTACACGCCCTGGGAGGGAACAACATGACACTCGTGATGACCCACAATGGAGGATACGACTCAATTCTGTTAGTGGATAGCAACGATGTAGTGCGCAGCGCATTTCGCGCCGACGAACAGACCTTGGCCGAATATACTCGCATTCCAGCCGACAACTGGGAGATCAATCAGTGGCCGTATGATTTTGATCCCGCGCAGCAGGATGACGAGGATTTAGCCGCAGCGCTACTCACCATCGAGGCGTATGGCGAAGAGGTCGGGCGCAACGGCAGCATGAGCGACGAGCGCAGAGAGTTTTGGGGATTGTAGCCTAACCGCCCCTGACGCATCCGGCACGCTTTGATAGGAAACCAATTCAACACTTGGAGAGTGCTTTATGGTTCATCCTGATTACATCATCGGCGCAGTTTTACTGCTTGTCATTTTTGCTCTTCTTCCTATCCGCATCCGGTACGAACGGGCGGAGTATGAAGCCGAGCGCAAGGCCGAAAAGCCGCGACCTAAAATGATTCCTGAAAAATTGGATGAATTTGCCGGAGTCCTGGCCGCACAATGGACCGATGAATTTCTCCATGAGGCCGGACACCTGCTGGACGACCGACCGTATCCTCTTCAACCGTCACGGCACATCAAAGCACCTATCAGGCATGATGCGCCGTACCAGATCACCAAAGTCATTCTACCGATGGAGTCCGACCACCAGAAGTGGAATTAACTGTTAACCTGTTTTTGATTCCTTGTGCGATAGGAGAAACATCTATGAAAGATATTCCTGGAGAAACCGTCTACGGAGTGCCAAACTGGAAAACGTTTTTGGGTCTTGGAACTCTCACCGCCATTGACCTGCTGCTTATCGGCGCGGTCCTTTGGTTCCTACGCGCCCATGGAATTCTGTAAGCATTGGCAAGCAACGTGCAAGCATTTGATAGGAGATCGAAAGTGACTCAGACAGAGCGCAGGATCAAACGGCTATGGCTTGCTGGTCGCACATCCCACCAGATAGCGGCTGAGATCGGCATGAATGAACGCATGGTACAGGGTATTCTTGACGACCTTGGACTTTGATAGGCAACCAATTGGAGAATATGAAAATGACTTCTAGCGTGTTGGCAAGTCAAGCAGAGCAGTTCCGAGAGATATTCGGCGTTCGTCTAGCACCGTTTTGGCTTGGACCGCTCCGCCTTGACGTTGTGAAGTTCGATGAAGAGTTAGTCTATCCACGCGCCGGGGAAAGCACGGCGCAAGCTGTAGAGCGGAGATGGGGCAAGGATGCACTTGATTTAGTTCGCATCCTGCTTTGATAGGCAACCAAACTGATTACCGGGAGAATGAAAATGCTGATGACCGAAACCAATACGCCGGAAATGTCGAAGCGGATCATACGCGCCGCTAAATTCATCCTTGGGCCGGGATGCTACAGGACAGACTTTGAACATGGTCAATGGTGGGTAACACGTCCTGGCTCCTATGAGCAATGGTCTGTAGTTGATTGCCAAACCGAAGGCGGGGTTGATTATCTCGACTTTGAAAAAGTGTCAGAGGGAGAGGAAAAATGATCGACGGAATACTCTACAAAACTCGTTTCTCTGAGATAGGTTTCACGATGGTTGAGCCGGGATTCTGGCGCTTCGTTGACCTGTCAGACGCGCAAGACGGCAACAAAAACAATATGCACTGTGTTGGCGTGAATTACGCAACGAGGGCCGAACTCTTAGCCAACGTGGAACGCTACGCGGCAGAGTACGGCTGCGAAGGCTCTAACAAGCCAACACCGCCCGACGAACTACTGGCACAGATCGCACAGCGTTACCTCGGAATCAAGACGCTGGAGATTCAAAACTCAGACTCACTCGACTTTCACAGCTTGTCTGTGTGGAACGTCAAAGCCGCTCTTGAGGCCGCATGGAAAGCCGGGAAGTCCTCACAATAGATTTACGGGAGAAATCATGCTTGAACTTGGGAATCCACCTTATCAGCACACTGGCGATATGAGAACGCATTGCGCTCTGATAGACGCCGTGACCGCCGCTATTCCTTGCCTTACAGACTGGGCAAATACTACCGGATTCGGAGAAACGCACGAACGCGATGTGAACGCTTTGCGCCTTTGTGTAATGGCTTTTGATGTGTTACGCGAAGAGTACAGCCGCACGATTAACATTGAGAGTCCGGCTGGAGACTGGCCTACAAACGTTCTTAAACTTGTTTCACCGTACAAGTATCAGGCTCCTAGTCGCGTCTAGGTTTTCAAACCAATTCAACCAAAGGGAGATACGTTTATGGCGGGATCAATCATCATTCACGGCCATCGTTTAATGGCTCCGGAGTTGCACGAAAAACATGAACCGAGAAACACGGCACGGTGTTCCTGCGGCGCATGGAATAGGCTCATGGCAATGCCGAGCGCAACAGGCCGAGCTAAGGCGCGGCGCAACTGGCACGATGAACATAAGCGGGATGTATGGCGGCGTTTGCATCCTGAAGACTTTCAAGAGGATCGCCCGATGTACTCCGACGTGGAACCAAAATAGTAAACTCTTTTCACTTTCAACTTGACAAGCGTATGTGAGATCGAATACAGTTTAGAGAGTGGAAGCAAGCACGAAGCAAGCATGACGCAAGGAAACAAAATTCAGGGAAGGGAGGATGCAAGTAAACCATTCGAGAGCCGGGGAACGGGCCTAGCAAGGTTTTCAGAGAATTGAAAGCCGGGTTGCCAGCTAATGAACTGGGTACGCAACTCCTCTTCAGACCGGCACGAATGGTAACAAGCATCCAAAGGGAAACAAAATGAACGTAAGCATTAGCAAGCAGTATGAGGAAGGTTTTAGCATTGTCGTTGACGATGCAACCCGCAATGAAGTTCTCGCCATTCGCTCACTCACTGACAAGCAGCAGGGAATCGCTTTGACTCCTGTTGCTTTTGAACCTGAAACATCCTACGCGAATGGTCTCAAGATCGCCAGCAGGCTTTTATTGAGGCTGCACGGCTCCACTTTCAATCTCACGGAAACAAAATTCTGGCCTAACCGGGAACCTTCCTAAACGGAAGCCAAGAAAAAACTCAAATTTGAATCCACTTGGGAGAGGGGAATCATCATGGCAGTTGAATTTGCAAATGACACAACCAAGCGGGCTGGAGCAGAGTACCGCGATTGGCCTGAAAACATTACCATCATGCCAGAATTGAATGGACGGCATGAGCATACCGACATTGAAGGTCTTGCAGCCGACATTCGGGCAAATGGTCAAATTCAGCCTGTCGGTATCCGCAAGAACGATCAAGGTCTGCCGCTCTTGATTTACGGTCATCGGCGCTGGCGTGCAATCACGCTTCTCAATGAACGCTATCCGGCAGAGCGGCGTTACATCAAATGCACGTATACCAGTGCCACGTCCGACGCCGAAGCCTTCCAGATGGCGATTCGGGAAAACCGTTGCCGCAAAGATGTTTCCCCTATTGACGATTGCGCCAATATGAGAACACTGGAAAACAAGTTCTCCTACAATCACGAAGACATTGCCAAGGTCTATTTTCCAGAGGCCGTGACGGAATCGGAACTCGCCGAAGCTCTCCGCTACGTCAAGCAGCGTCTTGCGCTGAAGGAACTCGCCCCCGAAGCAATTGAGGCCGTCCGGGAAGGCCGCGCTGAAATCACCGCCGCCGTGGGCCTTGCCAAGATGACCAAAGATCAGCAGCGGGAAGTAGTAGCCAAGCCTGGAAAAATCAAGGTCAAGGATGTTGTCAAACCCAAGTCTCAACCGGCACCTGCCGTCCATACCGTAGAGGCCGCACCGCCTGAAGGCGAATCGTTTGATCCTGTACTGGACACTCCAGTAACGATTGAATACGAGAAGACTCCTATCGCGCCCCCGGTTTCCGGCAAGCGCAAGGATAAAGAAACAGAGAGTCAGATAAAGGGGTTTGTAAAACTCTTTAGTGAACTCTTGGAGGGAGTGGACATTGCCGACCTTATCAATCCCGATGTGGAGAAGGTTTCAGTGTCCGCAGAGAAACTCCTTGTTTTATCCCATTACGTTGACCGGCTCACTAATAGTGGGCCGGTTAACGCCGGAACCTCACCCGCTGCATTCTAAAACAGCTTTCACATCCTAGTTTCGTATCTGTTTCTTCTGAAAAGAGGTTTTACCATGTGCAAATTCGCTAGTTTTGTGCTGACAAAAGATCGTGAGTTTTGGTCTGAAACCGGAGACTCTCACAGCGATATTATCAATCAAAACAATCTCCATGAATGGGGATCACTTGGGCCTAACGTGGTTAAGGTTGAGATTACCCCAACCGACAAAATCAAGAAGTGGCCTAGTCTCAAGGCGTGGAAGTTTGTTGTGGATCAAGATGAACTTCCAAAATGGTTCGACGCGGAAGAGATAGAAAAGCGTACACGCGCAGCTTTACTTCGCCGATTCAAGGCCGGATTCAAAACCGTCTATGCCAGCGGTTGCACGGCTCTCACTGAGTTGAAGGCTGATGCGGCTACGACCGTCTATGCCAGCGGTTGCACGGCTCTCACTGAGTTGAAGGCTGATGCGGCTAATTACGTCTATGCCAGCGGTTGCACGGCTCTCACTGAGTTGAAGGCTGATGCGGCTACGACCGTCGATGCCAGCGGTTGCACGGCTCTCACTGAGTTGAAGGCTGATGCGGCTAATTACGTCTATGCCAGCGGTTGCAACCCAAACCTGAAAATCAAAGCCCGCAGAGGAGCAACGATTTATCGTTGATTGATAGTCATGGATCACCTAAATTCCATCCGTGCGGCGCTGCGTGCATCGGCTCCGATAGTCGCGGTCCCTGTCAAGGACCATAGGCCGCTGTGCTTTAACCGGAAACTCCTATGCGGTGTCCTAAAAGGCGTCACCATTGACACCGTAGAAGTGATTATCGGGAGTTTGGGTCACGCCGGTAGTCGTTATCTCAAGATTACCGGGCGTGATGGTAATGTTCACACTTCATGTAAATTGCTTTCCATGCGGCAAGAGGATGCACAGAGAGAGCTAAGCGACTGGTCAGAGAAGGAACGTCGCAAGCGCGTCAAGGTCGCCATGATGGGTGTCCTATCGGCGCAAGAGCAACGCGCACTCAAACTCAAGGCCGCTGAGAAGGCCGGGGTTGCTGAATTGATAGCAGCCCAAAAAGATGAGAAGGCTATCCTAGCCGATGCCAGATCGCACGCTGTCCCTGTCCTGATTCCTGTAGATGCTGAGGCACGGCAAGACGTTCTTGATTCCTATGCGGCCTTTGAAAACCAGAGAGCGAATAGGAAACGCGGCTCTGTTATTCGCTGGCAACTCAAGAAGTTGGAAGAGGAGAAAGCCAAACTGGTTACGGTGAAGCGTGAGTACGAAGAAAAGCCGCGTATCAGTCCTTATGCTCGCCGTCGCCGCGTTATGACCGGACAGAAGACAGTCCTACGCTCACAGAAAAATGCTGTACGGTATGCCTCCATCGTCTACCAGATCGGAACACTCGAAAAGCAATTCAAGAGTCTTTATCCTCCAATCTGGCGGCAATGGAACTCACTCGAAAACGGTGGCTACTGGCAAGAAAACTGGATTGCCAAACGGCCAAAGGATCAGGTTTACACCGTCTCTGATTCCTTGCGCTATAGGGATGACGAAGACGAGGAAACCAACTCCGCACGTCTCAAACGCATGGCAGAACACTTAAAGAACGTCAGGGCCGACATTCGCGCCTTGACTCCACAGGAAGACGAAGAACTGGCAATAGCCGCTTGATAGGATACCAAATGAATTGCCGACACTGCAGTAAAGAAATCAAGAAGAGTGGTTTTGATTGGGTTCACATCGAAACCCGCCGTTACCGCTGTGGTAATGACGGTCCTGCTCCCGATCCTCAACACTACGCAGAGCCTTTCTATCCTGAATCATTCGACAATCCTAAATTGATAGGAGATCAATCGTGAACATCGACAACGCAGTTCTTGACGTGTTAAGCAACGCAACAGTAGAGGGAAACTCCCTCAAACTGAATGGACAGCTTGCTCGACCGCTCTACGTCGCAACCAACAAAGTCCTTGAGACCGCAGGAGGAAAGTGGAATAAGAAAGCACAGGCACACATCTTTGAGAGTGATGCTGCCGAGATCATGGACCAGATCATTCTCACTGGTAAAATCGTTAATAAGAAACAGGAACTTGGATATTTTCCTACTCCTATCGCCGTAGTAAAACGGCTCTTGGAACTGGCAGAGATCGAACTGGGAATGGAAGTCTTGGAGCCTAGCGCCGGGACGGGAAACATTGTACGAGAGTTGATTGACGCTGGAGCACACGTCCACGCTGTTGAGATCGACCCAAACAATTTCTCGGTCCTGCTTCGGCAATGTGAGATCACCGGAGGGATGGATTTAACGCTGGGCGATTTTCTTACGTGTGACCATTTGAAGAAGTTTGACCGCGTTATCATGAATCCACCTTTCGGTCACAATTCCGCGCCCTCTCATCTTCTAAAAGCTATGACGTTTCTCAAGTCTGGAGGCCGTCTTGTGGCCGTCATGCCGTCAAGCGTCACCTTCCGCACAGACAGGCTCAATAAGATGGTACGGGCCGCTGTAGAGGCTGGAGGATCAATCGAACCACTGCCTGACAATTCCTTTGCGGAATCAGGAACCAACGTCAACACCGTTATCGTAACTATCAACAATTGATAGGAAACCAAACAGTTTAACAGGAGAATGAAAATGGAAACGAAACGCGACTGGACTCCAATACTCAAAGACGGTGTTTACTGTTCTCCCGCTTGCGGTGGCGGTAAAGGAATCTGTGACAAATCAAAGTACGATCTTGCCGTAAAGAAATCAAAGGCTCTGGCAAAAAAGCTAGGCAAGGGATGGAAACCATACGTTCTCGAAAATCTTGGTTGGTTTTGGGGTGCGTCCAAAGGTCCGTGTAATGTAACTCCTAGCGGTGAAAGATGTTTTACCGCATACCTAAACGTAACTCCTCAATTTATTGAGCGGAATATCGATCCGAGGATTGCCGTTAAAACCGTGCTTGCTGATTTTGACCAATATATCACTTCTTTGCAAAAGACAAGAAGACTTTTGAATTTGATTTAACCGAAGGAGAGAAAATGTCCATCCCAAAGTACGGTTTGATTGAAGCAATACGCACTGTTCGCACAGAGCAGCACTTGGGATACGATGAGGCCGCTGCAAAGGTTGTTGCTGTCTTTCGATCTAAAGGATGGGATATTCCTGAGTTTTTTGAACGCCGATACCCAGTCAAAAAGGAGAAGAGAAAATGACAGATCCAAAGCTCTACAAAAATACCTACTGGAGCCATAAAGGTAAGTATCCTGAAATTCAGGACGCTCTCGATAAGTTGATTCCCGATGAAGGCGAAATTCCTAACGCCGACAGGAATCCGGCTCTCGAATCCTTCCGCGTAGCATCCAACTGCTACTACGATTTGTACAACAATGGGCTGTGCAACCGCGCTAAGGACTTTGAAAAGGTGTTCGGATTCTATGGTCCTTACCGCGAACACACAGGAAGCCGTTGGGAAGAAGATGAAGAAGATGAAGATGAAGGCTTTGATGAATCATGGTGGACTCAAGAGAACATCAACCGCGTTGAGGATGCAATCAACCGGATCATCCTAGCCGCCGCGAAAGAGCAGGGAATTCCTCTACCGGAAATAGACTCTTTGATAGGATGCCGAGAGAGTGACCGTATTACTGAGGGTCTATCAACCACTGGAAAACCGTTATCAGAAAAGACGATTAAGCCATTCGTCCAACTGACCGGACAGGATGGAAACGTGTTCAGCATCATTGGGCGCGTAACAAAAGCGCTCCGTAAAGCTGGAATGCCTTTGAGTGAGAAGGATTTTACGGAAAAAGCTTTCGCGGCATCTAATTACGACGAAGTTTTACGACTGGCAATGGAATACTGTGACGTTGCCTAACCGTTTGATAGAAAACCAATTTCACTAGGAGAAAAAACCATGAAGATCGACTTCCAGAACCTCAACATTCAACCCATGACCAACCCGAAACCTTTAACCGTAGAACGCGTCATCCTCAAGGAAGATCACACAGACAAAAGCGGAGCAGGAGAAGAGTATGGATTCATCCGCAATGCTTCTTTGCATCCTAGCGCGATAGCAGAAGGACGGTAAAGGAACATGGAAAAATGCTTTGTTTTCGGATCGAATTCTGCGGGGCGACATGGCGCAGGAGCAGCCGCCTATGCCTACAAGTCTCTCGACGCAGAGTGGGGCGTAGGAGAAGGACCAACAGGCCAATGCTACGCTATTCCAACAAAGGATAGAAATATCCAATCACGCTCTCTCGAAGAAGTTTGGGACAGCGTAGACCGTTTTATCTCCTATGCGAATAACCATCATGATATAACTTTTCAGGTAACGCGAATAGGATGTGGACTCGCAGGATTTCACGACTCCGAGATCGCTCCGATGTTTGCGAACAGTCCTGATAACTGCGAATTTGATTCTGCGTGGCAACACTGGCTTCCAGCCAAGAAAGTTTGGGGTACATTCTGATGAAAGAAATCATCATTTCAACTCAAATTGAGTTTGACGCTCTACCAAACAGTTTTGATGAGTATACTCGAATTCTCATCAAAAACACCACGAGTAAACTCGTGGTGAAAATCTCGCGGGAGAACTCATCTGTCGTGGCGTGGGAGAACTCATCTGTCGTGGCGTGGGGGAACTCATCTGTCGAGGCGCGGGGGAACTCATCTGTCGTGGCGCGGGAGAACTCATCTGTCGAGGCGTGGGGGAACTCATCTGTCGAGGCGTGGGGGAACTCATCTGTCGTGGCGCGG